TCAGACTTCCGGGCCGCTTTCATAGGTATCGAATTTTTCCATTTCCTGAGCTTTCAGCGTATCCACTATTTTGGTATAAGGGCGCATGGCCTTATGATTGGAATGGCCGGTCCAGGACATAACCACATCAGAAGGGATCCCCAGGCGCAGGGCATTAACGACGAAGGTCCGCCGGGCGGCATGGGTTGAAAGAACCGCCCATTTCGGGACCGTCTCCTCGTACCGTTTGGAGCCGATAAAATAGACGATATGATGCGGAGAATCGAAGCCGCAAAGCCGCCCTATTTCCTTTAAGTGGTCGTTCATTTTTTGATTAGACAGGACCGGCAGCGCCCGCCCTTCCGGGAATTCGATGCCCTTATATTTTTCCAGGATCGCCCGGCTGTACTTATTCAGCTCGATGCGGAGCGGGTCCGCCGTTTTTTGCGTAACGACGTACAGGTGGTCCCCCACGATATCCCCCCGGCGCAGCTTTGCAAGATCGCTATAACGGAGCGAAGTGAAGCAGCAGAAGCAGAAGGCGTCCCGGACCGGCCCCAGGAACGGCGCGTCCTTTGCCGGGAATTCGAAGGTATAGAGCCGCAACAGCTCCTCCCATTCCAAATAAATAATTTCCCGCAGGGAGCCGTCCCCGCCCTTGAATTTAGGCCGCCACAATTCGTGGAAGCTTGTGGGGTTATAGCCCTCTTTTGCGGACCAGCGCAGGAACTCACGCAGGAAACCGGCGTATTTTGCCGCCGTAGAATTCCGTATTTTCTTTTTCCGCAGGTATTCCAGGAAACCGGCAAGGTCCGCCTCTTTGAGGTTTTCCAGCCGGGGCATCCGGGAATTATACGCTTTCAGATGGTTACGAAGGGATCGGAATTTTTTGTGGGTATCTTCCGTCCATTCATTTGTAACTGACACGGTACGGACAAAGAGGTCCCAGACCTTGAAGAAAGGCAGGTCCAGGGGACCGGCGGCGGCAGCTTGCGCAGCGCCTGCCGTTTCCAGCCCCAGAATGGCAGCAAATTCCGCTTTTAATTCCACGTCCGAGGGATAACGCCCCTCGAGGAATTCGTATTTATTGAAGGCTTTTTCCACGGCATTAAGGCCGTCCTGTATTTTGCCGTTCAGATAGCCCGCGCCCTGGCCCCGGATGACAGCGCCGTCCAGGACGCGCCGGGCTGCCGGGTCCCAGTATTCAGGCGGGACGGAGACCCCCGGGAAAAGGTCGGCGCGCCTTCCGTTCCAGCTGACGCGGAAGCGGACCGGCGAAGGATCCGCCGCCCCCGCCGCCCGGATATGTAGGTCCACTTTGACGGAATGGCGCATAACGTTCTATTTGCGGAGCATCCTCCCCCGCCCAGTAAGGAGCCAACCAGGGGAAACGCGGTATTTCGTTACGAGGTTATAAAGCGCTTCCGTTTCAACGTAGGTGTACCTGGAGACGGACTCCGGGTCCGGCGTTACGCCGTACTTTGCGCGAAGTTCCCTATACCGGGGCGCAGACAGCCCGGAATCGGCGCAGAAGCCGGAAAGGGAGTGGAGCCGCCCCAACAGCTGCAGCTGGGCGACGGCTTCAAAAAAGCGGCGGTTCACGCCTTCCTGGATCGGGCTTACTTCCTTGCTTAACATAGGCCCGCGCGTTTTTGGTATTCCCGGAAGCTTTCAGCGGGGACGGATGCCACGGGCCGCCCTTCCAAATAGGCAGCTTCCAGGGCATCGAACATGGGCCGGGGCATATAGGGGAAAAGGGCCTCGGCGAAGTAATAATCTTTTACGGGTATTTCGACACGTTCCATCCTTTCAAGTTATTTTGTCCGAATTTTCGATTTGTGGGCCTTTTGCGCAAAAGTGGGGTAATTCCTTATCTTTTCATTTTAGCGCGAAAATAGGGCCGTTTCTGCGCCTTCCAACGTATTACACTAAAACGGGCTACTTTTTACGGAAGTCGTGGGCGTAGCCTTTGGAGGAAAGAAGCCAAAGAAAGCGCCTGGCGTCCTTGAATTCGATCGGGGCGACCTTATAGGGGGCTTCCGTATCTTTCCGGTAAAGCGCCAAATAGTCCGCTTCCGGGGAAACGTAGTAATAACAAGGGACGGAGACCGGGTCCCCGTAGGAGCAATCGACGTAAACGACCTCCCCGCAAGCAAGGAAAGCGGGCTCCTGGCCCTTGATATAGTCGTCTTTGTAAAATTGCTTTTCCGCCGGATACTGCGCCCCGAATTCCAGCCGGTCAGGATCCGGGAGCAAATAGGCGCTTTCCGCTTCCGAAAGGTTCGAATAAGTATGATCCAGCCAGACACCATCGAAGGCGGCTAATGCCTTTTTCTGGTATTCAGTAAAGGCGCCTTCCACTTCCGCCCCGGTTTTCCCGCAGGAAACCAGGAGCGCAACGGCGGCGACGATATAGACAAATTTACGCATGCGTGTGTGTATTATTATAGGTGTTCAATTTTGGAGCCGGGAGCCGCCACCGTTCCAGACGGAGCAAAAGGACCGGAAGGGGCATCCGGGCGAAGTTCTTTTTTCCTTTCGTTAAGGGCATCTTCCAGGAGGGCGATCACACGGTCCACCTGGCGGTCCTTCCGTTCCAGGGAAGCCGCCTGCTGCTTTATTACGTTCCAGGCATCCGCCGGGATTGATACGAAAGCCGCAGGCGCAGGATCCGCCGGGGCCTGGGCTTCCGGTTCAGGTTCAGGAGCCGGGGCGCTTTTCAGCATTTCCCCGCGCCCGGTAAACAACCAGTCCCGCGAAAGTTCTGGGAAAGCTTTTAGAATATCCTCGCATTTTTCAGGGCTGGGGCTGCCTTTCACTTTGGAAATATAGCCGTTCCCCAGGCCCGCCCGCTTTTCGAAGGCGGAATTATTCAGGCCTTGCGCTTTTATAAATTCCTTAATTCGTTCTATTATAGTCATATAGCGCCAAAGTTTGAGCAACTTCAAAAAATTTTCTAAAAATCCTCTAAAAAAATTTGGATGGTATTAGAATATTATCTAAATTTGCACTTAGTAATAGATACGGTTACAAAGTTACACAAAAAACTGACACCGCGAAAATTTAACGAATAGCAAAAAATACCTACCATGAAGAGGTCAAGCAAATACATTAACGCAAATTACCGTATTAAGGTTTATGGCGTATTAGAGAACGGCGAAAAGATTAACAGCCTGGTCGGCGTTTCCGGTATTATAGCCATCATCGGCGTGGACTTCCTTAACAAGTTCCTGGACCGCGCGGAGAATTCGATGCAGGACAGCACCACCTGCAAGCTCCGCCGGGGTATTAAAGTAACTTTCTACGCAAAATAACCGCCATGATAGCAAAGGAAATTTTCGACCGCATAGTCAAGGAAGGCGTTTACATGGTTCTGGACGGCGCAAGCCTTCCGCTGGCCGTTGCCAGCCTTTCCAGGACAAACGGACTGGACCCGAAGCAGGCCCTCCGCCTGAAGGAAAGAATTACGCGGGAATTGAGATAACCAAACGAATAGCGATATGGAGTACATCAACAAAATCGAAGCAGCGGGCGTCGTAGGCAGGATCCGCGTGGACACCATAAACGGCGCCACCCTTGCAAGCTTTTCCCTTTACACGGAATACGCCCACAGAGACCGAAACGGGGCTGTTTCCGTTACTTCTACCTGGTTCCAGGTTCACGCGCAGGAAAGCGAGAAAAACCAATTTTCCGGCATTAAGAAGGGCGACTTTGTGGGCGTTACGGGCCGCCTGCGTGTTCAGAAGTACACTAACAGCGAGGGCGGCGAAGCAAGCCTCCCGGAAATTGTAGCGAATTCCGTCACCCTTATCATGAGCGCGGAGGAATAGCCATGATGACGGAAGCAGGATATAAGACCGAGACCCCGGCGCAGCTTGTAGAGCGCTGGCAGGAAACCCGGGCGAAGGACACCCTGGCGCAGCTTGCGGAGCTTACGGCGGCGGGCGTTATGTTCAGGATCCAGAACCTCGTAATTTCCGGGCTTGACGAAAACGGAAACGTTACCTACAAGCCCGAAGTACATATCACCCTGGGAACGGACGGAAGCGAAAAGGCGCTTTTCATAGGAAACGACCTGCAGGCGGAGATCGCCCGCGCCCACGAATTCGCAAGACAGAACCGGATGACCGGCAGAATAGCAAAACCCGAATAATTATGGCACAACTCCCAGCGGGCGCGGTCGCCCTTTACAGAATCATGACGGAAAAGAGCCTGCCCGGCTTTGGCAAATACGCAGACCTTCCGGTCGGGGATATATTGAAGGTGGACCCGGACTATATCGTCTGGATGTACGCAACATTTGACAAAATAAGCCTGAAAAAGGACATTATAGAGCGCCTGGGCATCCGGGAAATAAAGAAGCCCGGAAACGACCCGGAAGTCTTCAAGGAGTACCTCCGCGCCCGTTCAGAGGGTTACACCCAGGAGGAACGCAAGCACTACTTTATGAAAAAGGCGGCAGGGCGGAAGGCGGCGGCAATAGCGCAGTACATCCGAGTGAGGGATGCCGCCAACCTGACAAAGAGAGAGCTGCAGGCGATTAACCACGGACACAAAAAGCCATAACGCCATGCTTAACAGGGTAGAAAGACAAATCGTCGAATTTTTCCGCACCCAGGAAGGCCCGATTACGATATCAGCGCCGGGGGGGGGTAAAAACCTATACGGGACAACGATAAAGATCCAGGACCGCAAAACGGCGCACGATTAGCGCTGGTCCTTCAAGACCATTTTAACAGAGTAAGCAGACAATTAAACACAATAAAGCGATGATTTACAAAGAAGGATTTAACAAGGGCTATCAGCAGCTGCCGGTCGGCAAGCTTGCGGAAGCCACAAAGAAGCTCTGGGCCGCCTTGAAGATAAACAACCGTAACAGCTTCTACAACTACAAAAGCGGCAAGAGCGAGCCGAGCGCAAGCCAGGCCGTCGCAATAGAGCTGGTTTTCAGGGAATACGGCATTACAGAAATCTGGGGGAAATAAGTATGGACCCGAACGCACAGCTTACAGCCAGGGAAACCCAGGTGGCGGAGTACATCGCCTGGGGCGCGGCCAAAAAAGAGGTCGCGGACCGGCTTAACATTTCGCAGAGGACGGTCGACGAATTGACGCGCCGGGCCTTCCGCAAGATAGGGATCCAGAAGGCGACGGAACTCAGCGTCTGGTGGTTTTGCACGAAGCTGGGCGTTTCCTTTGACCTTTCCCCGCTAAAACGCGGCATTATAGCAGCCTTCCTGTTTTTCGTTATGCTTCCGTCCACCCTTAACCACAGCTACGCCGGGGACCTTTGGAGGGCGCGCCGTTCAGAAAACACGCGCACCACTTCCGCCCGGGGAGGGCGCAGGGGACGCGAGGACGAAGGGGACCTTTTACCGATATTTTAACACTTCAAGACCATGAAAGAGAATAGCAAAAACAACCTTCCGAAAGCCCCCTGGTGGCTTAAAGCCTGGGGCGTAATAGCCTTTTTCGGCTTGATGATAGGCAGCGCCGAGACTCCGGACGGGGGCCTGGCCTTCTGGTGGACCGCAAGCTGGGTCGCACATTTCGCAATATTCGGGGCCGTTTCCAACCATTACGACTGGGAGGACGAAAAGAAGGCCGCCAATAAGACGGAGGGCGCGGAATGATACCGGCAGGAGACACACGGGTCGCGGACCTTTCCCTGGCGGAGCTTCTGGCCGCCTTCCAGGGCGCAGCACAGGCCCCGGCGGAACCCGCCCCGGAGATACAACCCCTCCCTGCGCTTGAATACGGGATCGGCGGAATAAGGCGGCTTTTCCACTGCGGAAAGACACAGGCGCACCGCATAAAGGGATCCGGCGTACTTGACCCCGCAATAACACAGGTCGGCAAGCTGATAATTATAGACGTTCAGAAGGCCCTGGCAATTTGGAAGGGGCTGGAGAAAAAACCGAAATACAAGTATTAACACATCATAAAACCACAAAATTACAGCGTATGCAGAAGCAAGTAAAACTTATTTCCCTGACGCTCCAGAACTTCAAAGGGGCAAAGGACCGGGTCGTCCGTTTCGGAGACGTTACGACCATTTCCGGGGCGAACGCCACCGGGAAAAGCACCATTTTTGACGCTTTCACGTGGGTCCTCTTCGGGAAGGACAGCCACGACCGGACGGACTCCGGAAAAGGCGGCTTCCAGATAAAGACCGTGGACGCTTCCGGCCGCCCGATTGAGAAGCTGGAACACAGCGTCTCCGCCGTTCTGACGATAAACGGGCAGGAAATCACCCTTTCCCGCCAGCTGAAGGAAGAATGGGTAAAGCGCAGAGGGAGCGCGGAAGTCGTTTTTTCCGGGAATACGACCCACTACCTGGTGGACGGCGTAGAGGTAAAGGCCGCAAAATACGCGGAGACCGTCGACAGCATCATCGACGCGCAGCTGTTCAAGCTTATAACGAACCCCGCCTTTTTCCCGAGCCTTGACTGGCAGAAGCAGCGGGAGATCCTTATGACCATAGCGGGGGGCGTTACCCTCGAGCAGGTGGCCGCCGGGCGCGAGGACTTCCAGGCCCTTCTGCGCGAGCTTTCCGGGAAGGATATAGCGGACTTCAAGATCGCGAAAGCCTACGACAAAAAGACCAAAAAAGCGGAGCTTGACGACATCCCGGTCCAAATAGCCGCCATTCAGGACGCAACCCCGGAACCCGCACCGGCGGACACCCAGTGGGAGCGCAAGAAAGGCGACGCGGAAGCGGAGCTTTCATATATTGACACCCAGCTGCAGGACATCGCGGAAGCGACGCGCAGGCAGTACGAGAACGCCCAGGGCATAGAGAAGGAAATCGGCGAAGCCCGGCTCCGTCAGAGCGAGCTGACCCAGGCCGCCCGGGAAGCGGAGCAAAACGCCGCTTTTGAAGCGAACGCCCGCCGCCGCGAAGTGGAAGCGCAGCTGCGCGCCCTTGCGACGGAGGAAAGCGCAACCAGAAACGCTGCCGCCTACAAGGAGAAAGCCGCAGCGGACCGCCTGGACCGCGCCCGCCGCGAAGTGTACCGTTTGACGGAAGCCCGCGAGAAAAAGCTGGCGGAATTCTACGCAGAGGATGGGACCAAATACAGCGCGGACACCGCCGCCGGGACCGGTATCACCTGCCCCCTGTTCGATATCGTTTGCACCAACCCGGAAGCGATCGCCCGGCAGGAGGAAGCCGCACGGAAGGCGGAGGAAGAATGGAACGCCCGCAAGCGCGCCCGTATAGACCAGATCCGCAGGGAAGGCCGGGAGCTGGCCGCCCAGCTTGAAGCCGCCACGGCGGAGCAGGAAGCCGCCCAGGAAGAAAAGAACGCCGCCTATTGGGACACCGTCAACTCCGGCAAAGACTACGCAGACCGCCGCAAGGCCCTGCAGGCGGAACTGGACCGCAACCCAGAAGCCACCCCGAAGGCCGTCGACATGACCGGCAACGCCGAATGGCGCACCCTGGCCGACAAAATAGACGCACTTAACGCCCAGAAAAACCACGCGCAGGAAACCGCCGGGGAGGACCCCCGGAAGGCGGAAGCCACCCGCCGCAAAGCGGAGCTGAAGGCCGTAATAGAGGAATGCACCCGCGAGATCGGCCGGGAGGAAGGCATCGCCGCCACCAGGGAGCGCAACGCGGCCAAAATTGCAGCCTTGCAGGCCCGCGAAAAGGAGCTGGCGCAGCAGATAGCAGAGGTCGAGCAGCGTGAGATGCTCGCGGACGAATTGCAGCGGGCGCAGATAGACGAAGTGGAGCGCCGCGTAAATAGCATGTTCCAGCGGGTCCGCTTCCGTATGTTTGAGCGCCAGATCAACGGCGGCGAAGCGCCCACCTGCATCCCGATGGTCGGCGGGGTCCCCTATTCAGACCTTAACAGCGCCGGGCGCATTAACGCGGGCCTGGATATAATTAACACCCTTTGCGCCTTCCACGAAACGACCGCCCCGGTCTTCATTGACAACGCCGAGGGCGTCAACACCCTCATCCCCTGCGGGTCCCAGCTTGTAAAGCTTTGCGTAACCACGGAGCCAGAACTGACCGTCACCCCGGAAACAGCCCCGGAAAATACCCTTTTCAGCTAAAAATCCATCAACCTCAATAATTACACCATTATGGCAAAACAAGACATTACCGAAAGAGTAAAGACCTATTCCGACGCTTGCGCCGTATTAGGCATCAAGGAGACCCTCCCGGACGTAGGAGGGCTGCGCCCGAAGGACCGCACCAGCGTAACGGCTTATTACAAGCTTATCCAGATAGCCCGCGCCCTTAACGAAGGGTGGGAGCCGGACTGGGCCAACGAGAACGAACGCAAGTGGGTCCCTTACTTCAATTTTGACCGCAAAGGGAACAGAACTGCCGGTCTTGCGCACGCGTATACGAGCTACGCGCCCGCGTCTACGAATGCGCGCATCGGCTCCCGGCTTTGCTTCAAAACGCAAGCGCTTGCGGAATACGCAGCCACGCAATTCGAAGCACTTTACAACGATTACATCCTGTATCCGAACATCGTGGACACGTCGAGCGACGACACGCCACGCAGCGACCAGCAGGGAGCGGAGAAAGTCGGAGCGAGCGAAACCGCCCTGCCCTTTTCGGAGCTTTTAAGGGAGTCCGCCGCGAAGCTTGACGCGGGCTGCACCCCGAAGGACGTAGAAGGCGGCTTTATCCTTATCGGGGCGCAGGCCCCGGCGGAAGATGGGCGCGCGCAGGGCGTAATCCAGCTGGGCGGAAGCAAGGCCATCACCCTGCGGATGCTTGCGGAATTCTTTGCTCACCCGGAAACGCGGGAATTTATCCAGGAAGCCCTGGACCGCGCGGGCGGCATCATGCTGCGCCGGGAGCTTGCAGGGGGCGGGGCCACCTACGAAGTGAAGCACGGCGACGAATAGAACCACCGGCGGAGCCGGGGCAACCCGGCCCGCCTTCCAGAAGTACAACTTTTTAATAATTCAGCTTTATGGCAGATCAGAAACAGAACCAGGCGAGCGCAGCCCCCGCCACACAGGGCGACAACAGCATCGTCGCCATCCTTTCGCAAGGCGACAAGGGAAAAGTAACTTACAACGTAAACGGGCAGGACGTATCCCTGAGCTACGCCATCGTCCGGCAATTCTTGACCCGGGGAAACGCCAAAGTTTCCGACGCGGAGGTCGTACAATTTATCTCCCTTTGCAAATTTAACCAGCTTAACCCCTTCCTGGGCGAAGCCTACCTGGTTAAATATTCAGACCGGGATCCGGCAAGCATGATCACCAGCAAAGAAGCCCTCATGAAACGCGCGGAAGCTTCCGAGCAATACGACGGCTTCCAGGCGGGCGTAATTGTTATGCGCAATAACGAGCCGGTCGAAATAGAAGGAAGCTTTACGCTTTCGACGGACACGCTCCTGGGGGGCTGGTGCAAGGTTTACCGCAAAGATCGCAAATTCCCGTCCGTTTCCCGCGTTTCCTTTACGGAATTCAACCGGGGGCAAAGCACCTGGAAGGGGATGCCCGGCACGATGATACGCAAGGTCGCAGAAGCGCAGGCCTTCCGCGAAGCTTTCCCGATCAGCCTGGGCGGCATGTACACCGTCGACGAACAACCGGAATATCAGCCCCAGCCCGGCGACGATAACGGAGCAGCAGCTGCGGCGGCCGTTGAAACCGCCATGAGCGGCCAGCAGACCGGCCAGCCGATGACCTTTGCAGCACCGGCGGCCAAAGAAGCGCCTGCACAGGCGCAACCGGCCAACCCCGGCAAACCGGCCGCAGCAGCACCGACCCAGGAAGCGACCGACGGCGGAGACCATAACCCCGGCTTTTAATCCCACCGCGTTATGAAGCTCAAGGTCGTAGGAAGCAGCAGCGCCGGGAACGGCTATATTCTTGACGCAGGGGGCGAAGCCCTCCTGCTTGAAGCGGGCGTCCCCTTCATTGAGACGAAGAAGGCGCTGGGCTTCCAAATAGCCAAGATAAAGGCCTGCTTGATAACGCACGAACACAAGGACCACGCTGGCCGGATCGAGGAAGTGATGGCCAGCGCCGTCCCTTGCTATTGCAGCGAAGGGACCGCCCGCGCTATTCAGTACCGGAGCCGACGCAGGCCCGGAACCCTGCAGGCGGGACACGTTTACGAATTCGGGAACTTCCGGGTCCAGCCTTTCGAGGTCGTACATGACGCGGCGGAGCCTTTCGGGTATTATATCGCCCACCCGGACCTGGGGACGGACGGCGCAAGCCTTCTGTTTGCAACCGATACAGCGTACTTGAAAAATACCTTTGCCGGGCTTCATACCGTTCTAATAGAAGCCAATTACAGCCTGGATCTATTGAGGGAAGGAACCCAGAGCGGCAGGATCCCCGCAGCCGTCCGGGACCGCATTATTAAGAGCCACATGAGCCTGGAACACGCGGTCGAGACCTTGCAGAAAAACGACCTGAGCCGCCTGCATAACGTAGTATTAATCCACCTTTCCAGCGACAACAGCAACGCCGCAGAATTCAAGCTTTACACGGAGCGCAAGATCAGGGCAGCCGGGGCGGAAGTTTTTGTGGCAGCGCCGGGGCTGGAAATAACGCTTAACGATTTACCTTTTTAACATGGAAAAGAAGGAAATACAAACCAAGAAAAACGAAATTCGTTTTACCACCTCCGACCCGCAGCAGATGGTCGGGAAATACCTTGCAGCAAACGTCGTCCAGACCTGGAAAGAGGACTTTATGGACGACACCACCGGCGAAATAATAGACATCGAGCGAACGCAGATACTTTTTACAAAGGGGACATTCCTGGACGCGGAGACGATGGCGTCCCTGAACTTCTACTTACAGGCCGGGACCGTAAAGGCCGTGGACGTAAGCAACCAGAAGCGCCTGGCCAGCCTTTCAGAGCGGACGGAGCCGCGCCCCTTCAAGGTAAAGGCCGCCATCGACGGAAAGAACAAAAGCTTTATTCTGACCGCCACGGACATCGACGGCGCGAAGGCTTGCGCAATAGACCACATCGAACTGAACTATACGCAGCCCTTCCGCATTATTTCCACGAACGAGCTGCAGAACTTTGTAATTCTTGCGGACAATTTGCGGAAAAAGATAGAGGGCGAGACGGAGGATGAGCAGAAGCTGGAAGCGGAGCGCAACGATGCCCGATATTATAAAATTGAAGCGGACGTGGACTGGCTCGACGAAGCCGGGGAGAAATTAGGCCGCCAGGCTTACGACTTTATGATCCGCACGAAAAACGTAGATACGGCGAAGCTTGTAATAACCGCCTGGATCAACGCGAAGCTCAAGGAGAACGCCCGCCGGGCGGAGGAAACGGGCGACTATGACCCGGCGCACACCGCCGAAATCAGCATAACGAGCGCCTCGCCCTTCAACGTAGAGAGCATCATCGAAAGGGAATTTTGCGAAGCCTACTACGTTACGAACAATTAACCCAGGGGACCGGCCCGGTCCCTTCCGGGCCACCCATTAAACCAGAAAGAACATGTTACAGAGCTTTGAGGAACAGACCCACCCGCTGAGCGACTACGAAAAGCGAATGTCGCCTTTTGTAGCGGACCTGGTGGAGACTACGATCCAGACCGGCCGCCCCATTTCCAGCAAGGAAATAATGCGCCGCCTGAAGGAGGAAAACGGCTTCAACACGAGCGGTCCCCGCTTGCGTAAGGTAATACACCAGCTGCGCACGTCCGGCGACGTTCCCGGGCTTATTGCAACCGGGGGTGGGTATTTAGTGGCCACTTCCGAAGCGCAGCTTTTGCGCTACGAAGAAACCCTTAAAGGCAGGGAGGATGCCATCCGCGCCGCCCGCCTTTCAATAGCGCACCAGCGCCGAGCGCTTTACGAGAAGGCGCAGGAAAACCCGGAGCCGTCCATCTTTGACGATATCCCGGAAGAATAGACAGGAGGAAAGAATATGGCTTTACGCGATAACCCATACATCATGCTCGACGTAAACGACTTTATGAACGACGAGAAGCTGCGCGAATGTTCAGCCGCCGCCGTAGGGATTTATATCCGGTTACTTTGCGTCCTGCACAAAAGCGAGACTTACGGCGTACTTTTGTACCAACAAAAGGACGTACAAAAAGCAAAAATTTGTGGGTACAAAAACCCTAACAAAATTCAAATTTTTGTTACGATGCTATCCCGGCAACTGCCCGAAACCCGGGAAGAAATTGAATCCGCGTTAATTGAACTTTCCGAGGAAGGCGTAATAAAAATTTACGACAACCGCCTGGAGCAAAAACGCATGGTCCGGGACGCGGAAATCAGCGAAAAACGGCAGCAGGCACGCGCCCAGCGGGGGAAGGCCCCCGAGACCGGCGAAGCCACAGAGGAAGCACAGGCGGAAATTTGTAATAACAAAACACCTAACAAAAATCAAAATTTTGTACCTACAAAACCCCTTACAAATTCTGAAAATTTGTTGGATACGTGCGCGCGCGCGAATCCCTCTCTTATAGATAATAATATAAATATACTTGAAGAAGATAGGGAGGAAGAAAAGGGGGTGCAGGGGGGAAAGGAAAAAAGCGCCGCCCAAGTCGAATCCGACAAAATAGCGCTTTTCGTTTCCCTTTGGAATTCCAGGTGCAAGAGCCTGCCCCAGGTACACAAGCTCACCCCCGCGCGCCGGGACAAAGTCCGCGCCCGCTTGAAGGACGAACCGGACCTGGAAGTCTGGGAGGAAATATTTTGCAAAATTCAGAATTCAACCTTTTGCAACGGCGACAACGCCCACGGATGGAAAGCCAGCTTTGACTGGATAACCACGAACGCGAACAATTACGTGAAAGTTTTAGAAGGCAACTATGACAGAGACAAACGGACACAGGACGCAGGACCTCGACCTGCAGGCGCTGGCCGCGTCAGTGCTGAGCGCGGAGACTACGAAGATCGGCTTTAATTTGCAGCGCTACGCGAAGCAGGCCCCGCAGATATTGGAAATTTTCTACAAAGGCGAGGTTCTGGGAAGGGGCTGCCCCTATTTGGACGACGCGGACACCAGGGACCACCTGGCTAAGGCGGCCGGGTGGCTCCAGAGGGTAAGGCGGCCAAAAACCGGGCTCCTCATTTGCGGGGGCGTAGGGAACGGCAAGACGTCGATGGCCCGGGCGTTATTCAAGACGATCCAGAAGTGCAACGGCGTAGCCTTCCAGGAGGAAACCGCCGCGAACTTCGCAAAGCTTGAAGCACAGCGGGACGAAAACCGCTACAAGCTTATCAACTTGAAACAAGCAGACTACTTGCTGCTCGACGACCTGGGGGTGGAGCCGGTAAGCGTAAAAGTATGGGGTAACGAGGTAAGCCCGGTCGCGGAGCTTTTAACGCAGCGCTACCACTTGCAGAAGTTTACGATCGTAACCAGCAACCTCACGGAAAAGGAGCTGGGCCAGAGATACGGGGACCGCGTAGCGGACCGCATAAAGGAGATGTTCAACGTCCTGAGCTTCAAAAACGAGAGCTACCGGGGACGGATTTAGCCGCTATTTGGAGTAGAAACGGGGCAAATTTAGACTTAAACAGGCATTATGGAGGAATTACACACCACGGGCGCAAACGCGCCGGAAAACGGCGAAAAAGGCCGTATTTACCTGAGCGGCGCAATCAGTGGCCGCTCAATAGAGCAGGCGCGCCACGCCTTCCAGCGGGCGGAGGACCAGCTGAAGGCGGAAGGCTGGGAGCCGGTCAACCCCTTGAAAAACGGGCTGCCCGCTATTGCACCCTGGCCCGCCCACATGGCCGTGGACATTCTTAACCTATTAGGCTGCAGCGCAATTTATATGCTTGAAGGCTGGGAGAATTCCCAGGGGGCCACGCTTGAAGCGAACATCGCCCGGATGACCGGGAAGGCGGTATTATTCGAGCAGGGAACCGTCCCGGAATTCGCAAACATAAAAGCCGCCATTCAGACCGCCCTGGGCGTCACCCCGGCGGACCTTTCAGGCGACAACCGGGACCAGCGCATGGTCTTCGCCCGCATGATCTTCGCAAGACTCGCCCGGGAAGCGGGCGGGAGCTTTCCAGTAATTGGCAAGGCCATCAGCCACCACCATACAACGGTAATTTACTGGCTCAAGCGATATCCCACGGAATACCAATATACGCCGGAATTCAAAAAGATGGCGGACCAGGTAACTGAATTCTTGAAAAATTATTAAATTTGCCGCGTATTACACTAATACAAAAATTTATGGACCAATACAGAATCAGAAAGACGCAAACCGGAATGGGGCCGTTTGACTATAACGACGACTTCCAGCCGCTCAACTACCAACTCCCGGTCGACATTATAACCCTGTACGAGGTTCAGGTCCGGGGCCTTCTCTTTTGGCACACTATAAAGGCCTTCCGCAGTATTCGCAAGGCGGCGAAGCTATTGCACGTCCTGCGGGAGCTTGAAGAATAAGCGCAGGGATGCGCAAAGGGCCGGGCCGCCGCTTTTCACTTTCACGCGACTGTCTATCACGCGGCGGGCTATTCGTTAATTTTGGTTATTAGTTTTTAGTGTTAATACAGTTACGGACACACCCCCGGCCCATCCGTAACACTTCTGGAAGCTTTGGGGCGCAACAGGGAAAGCGCCACCCGCATCAACCGGCGAAAGCCGGATGCCCGAGGGCCTGGGACAAAGGCCGGTCCGAGTCCGGCAGCTTCCACAACCGCGAAGGCGGCTAAAACACAAAAGAACTCCAGACCGGCGCAGCCGTGACCGTTCCGCCGGTTTACTTTGAAACACATCAAAACCCAATAATTATGGCAAAAAAAGTTACACCAGAGGAAGTCGGGCGAAGCCCCGAATTACACAAGCACCTGCGCGAATTCGTACAGAAGTACGAGGATGACCGCACAGCCCCGCTCGAGCGCGGAAAGACTTACAAGCGCACCCCTTTCGACCATTTGAAGGAAATGGGCCTTTTTAATTCCAAAGCGCTGGCGGAGGAATTCAACCGGATCCTGGACAAAGAAAGCAAGCTTTCCAGGGCGGAGCGCGAAGCCGTAGTGGCCGCCGTACTTAACGCCGCCGAGAAGGCCGCCCGTGAGATCAACGCAAGGCGGGAAAAGGAGGAAGCTGAAAAGGCCGCCGCCGGGAAGGCCCCTAAAAAGCCGCGTGTCGCGCCCGAAAAGAAAAGTGGCACGGACCCCCGCCCGGCGCGTAAACGTTCAACGTCGGCGAAATCCGCCAAAAATAACGGGGAGGAATAGCCATGAGTAAACAGAAGTATTTTATTTCCAGCGTTTACAGGCCCGCAGGATGCACCACACTGGAAAAGAGCCTGGTGGACTTTGCGGAGAAAAAGAAGAATTACATCATGGACCGCCCCGGGCTTGAAGCTTTCACGGCGGCAATAGCAGCAGAGCAGAAGCGCATCCGCACCGAGCGCCCGCGCTTGCGCGAAGTTTCCATCTTCCTGAGCTTCCCGCCAAAAGGCTGGTCCGGGACCATTACCCACATCACGATGGGCCAGGCTTCCGTCGCGGTCGTTGAAGTTCAGGGCGAAGAATACGGAGACACAGAAACGGAGGGCGTATGATATTCCAAGCTTACACAGCCGCCCCGCTTATCTTGAAGCGCAAGTGGTTCCAGCTTATCCAGAGCGGCGAGAAAACGGAGGAATACCGGGAAATAACGCCCTACTGGATAAAGCGCCTGTTCAGCAACCGGATCCACAGCCCCCGCCATATATTCGACATCGGCAAGCGCGAAGCCGCCTATTTTGCAAAGGTTCCAAGCGCGCTGCAGACAGCCATCGATGCCGGGCTGGTGGTCCCGAAAACCGAAGCCGCCCTTTTTTACGAGGGCTATGAGAAAGACCGCCCCTCCTGCGCTTTTCTTATTCAGGGCATATCCGTGAGCGAAGGCCGCCCGGAATGGGGCGCAGACCCGGGGAAGGAATACTTAACCATCAAGCTGGGGGAGAGAATACGATGAGAAAGCGCGAATTCACGCCCGAAGAAATAGCGTATTTTCGGGCGAACTTTTACACGGCGACAATAGCGGACGTTTGCTCCCGCTTGCAGATCTGCACGGCTACCTATTACCGGCTGGCGAAAGCGCAGGGCCTGGCCACTTGCGTAAAGATACCCGGGGAGCCGTTGGAATGGACCCCCGAGATGATCGAGACACTACGCCGGGAATTCCCTACCGCCTTGAACCAGGACCTGGGCCGCAAGCTGGGCATCAGCCAGACCAGCCTGCACCGCAAGGCCCGGGAATTAGGGCTTACGAAGGTCCCGGACCACAGGGAACGCAACATCAAGGAAATCGGGGCGCGGATATCTCGCGGCCAAAAAGCCAGCCCCCACGCGGCCGCCAACCCGGGCCGCTTCCAGAAAAGCCAGCGGGCGAACCCCGCCGGGGAGTTCCAGAAGGGCCGCCGCAACTGGCATGACGTAGAGACACCCGAACAGAAAGCCGCCAGGATCCAGAAGGCGGCAGCCACCCGGAAGCAGACCACCCAGGACGAACTCTGGCGCAGGAAGCTGGGCTTTGCCCCCAGGATAAAGCAGAAGTTACGCCTGCGCTATTGGATCCCCCGCCCGGACGACGCGGAGGGCTGGCGCAAGGTACACGCGATGGAAAAGCGGGAATATACGATTAAGCACACCCTGAAAAAGCGCGGATATCGCCTGGACGGTTATACGGCGTATTACAACCAGGACACCCGCCGCTGCCCGAAGTACGAGAGCGGGAAGGCCCGCTGCCCCTTCCGTTTCCTTCCAGAACCAGCGAAGGCCCCGGAGGTGGCCGCCGTATGAGTCCGAAAGAATTTTTTGATACCGTAGCCGCCATGAGGGACGCGCAAAAGCGCTGGTTCCGATACCATATCCAGACGGATCTGACGGAAAGCAAAGACATCGAAAAGATCATCGACAAAGAGATCGCCCGCGTCCGCGCCATTCTTGCAGGCCAGCCGGAAAAAGAACCCTCACTATTTGAAAGCGATGAATAGAATTTTTGTCAAGCTTTGTCAGAAGCTGGAAGTTTGGAAGGCAGACCGGGCGGAGCGCCGCCACCGCCTGGCGCTTATTCAGGAACACCGGCGCGAACAGCGCAAGGCCCCGCAGCTTTCCAGGAATACGCCCGGAAAGGCAGAACCGCGCCCGAAAGTTTCCAGTTTGGTGTATAATATTTCCATCGAACCCCCGAAAATTTCCAAGAGCGCAGCGCAGCAGATCTGCCGGGGGCGAAAATTCGAGCTTGAAGTAAAAGAGCGCAGGCGGATCCAGGAAGGCGAAACGGTCACCTTGACGCTGCACTGGAAAAGCCCGCGAAAAATTCCGCGCCGTTTCCCGGATTACTTTGGCCCCTGGCCTTCCGTGGGCGGAATTCCGCGCGGAGCCTATACGATGCCCGAGGAAACCCACCGGATGCTGCAGCAGCTTACGACGGAAACGCCCGAGGAAAGGAAGGCCCGGGAGGAACTTGTAAAAATGATTTTTGCCGACGTTGAGAAGGAATGCGAGCTGAGCGAAGAAAGGGCGCTTTCCTTCATTCCAGGAATAAAGCTGCCACCGCGGGGCAGCCTGCAACAACCAAAAACCAAGAAAGCCGGAAAGGACGGCGGTCCGGGTGGAAGCCCCGGGGGTAAATATTGATACGGTAAACCGGCCCGGCGGGGCAACCTTCCGGGCCTTTCAAAAGACAGAGACCATGAGAACGTGCGAAACTTGCAAACACTTCCGGCAGGCAGCCCACCGGGACCGGGACGGGCAGGAAATAATGCTCGGCTACTGCCACGCTATACGAACATTCCCTTACAGAACGCCGGACTTTGAGGGCTGCAAGCGTTACAGCCCAGACCCGGAAAAAGTCCTTTTTGCGAAATGACCGCAAAGAAGCCCACGCCTTACGAGGTTATGCAGGCCTACCTGAACGGCGAAGCCCCGAAGGGGCGGAGCCGCCCCCGGCATGAGGAAAGCAAACTGCAGCAGCTTTGCGTCCGCTGGTTCCGTATTCAGTACACGCACCTGGCCCGCAACCTTTTCGCGGTCGGGAACGGCGGACGGAGGGGCGAGACGGAAGCGCGCATCATGAAGGGCGAGGGTGTAACCGCCGGGGTGGCGGACCTTATCCTGCTGGCCCCTTCCGCTTCCGGGGAATTCCACGGGCTTTGCATTGAGATGAAAACCACCGCGAGCGGGAGCAGGCAGAGCGCCACCCAGAAGGAATGGCAGGGGGCCGTCGAGCGCCAGGGCTACAAATACGTCGTCTGCCGCACCTTTGAGGAATTCCAGGCCGCCGTAACAAGTTACATCCCGCCACCCGGTCGCCCCTGTTGGTAATTATTTAATAATCCCTTTGCCTAATTCCGTATTACACTAATGCGGAATTTTGTATTTTTGTAGCGCTAAACACAAAGAAAAGCGCGCTATGATTGAAAAAATTATCCGAAAAATTGTCGCCTTGCTTCCACAGGACAAGCTCCTGCACCTTTGCGGCGGCGCAGTAATAGCCGGGTTATTCCTGGGCTTATTCCTTGCTTTGCACCTCGCGCCCTGGCTGGCGGGCCTTCTGGCCTTCCTTGCTTCCGTAGCGGCGGGCATCGGAAAAGAATTCTACGACAAAAAGCACAGGGGCCACAGCGTAGAGTGGAAAGACGCGCTGGCCACCGCCGTGGGCGGGCTTATAGCCGTACTTTTCGGAGCCTTCTGGCTTTGGTGCGGCGGGGGCTACCTTTGCGACAAATACACGTTTTACAACGTAGATCTATGACCGTCGGCGACGAAGTAATCATTATGCGAGTCCCGGACCGCCCGGACCTTACGGGCTACCGGGGCCGCATTATTGAGGAAAGCCAGGCCGGGGGGCTGCAGCGCTTCCGCATAACCATGCACGGAAAGCCGCTCCCCGGGTGGTTCAGCGCCTACCAGCTTGAACCGGACAAACCAGCCGGGCGGAGGAAATAGCGATGGCACACAGGAAAAGCGAAAAGAAGGACACCCAGGATGCCCCGATTTTTGACGTCGGCGGCATTTCCGTCCCGGACTTTGACCCGGGAATCTTTGACTTTGTAGCGAGCGAGGACACCGGAGCGACTCCGGAAACCCGCTACATCAAGCCCAAGATCTTCCAGCCGGTAACGGAGGAAGGCGTATGTTACGACAACGCCCGGGAGCTTGCGCGGGACGTAAAGCTGGACTTCGGGGAGCGAACGGATGTATTTGTCTCCGGTAATTTCATTTTCGGGGACTTTTTGGAAGCCTACATCATTGAACACCACGTCAAATGCCGGAAGCTTCTAATTTCCACGCTTTCGCTGAACCAGAACAACACGGACAGCCTGGCCGCCCTTTTGAAACACGGCTATATCGACCGGCTGGACCTTATAGTGAGCGCCTATTTTTACGGCATGGAGCGGCACAGCCTGGTCCCCTACATTTACCGGAAGCTGGACGTAGATGACCGTTTTCAGCTGGCCGTCGCCGGGGTCCACACGAAAACGGCGCAGTTTGAGACCGCCGGGGGCCGCAAGATAGTGATGCACGGAAGCGCCAATTTGCGCAGTTCCGGGAATATTGAGCAATTCACGATCGAGGAAAACCCGGTTATTTACGACTTCTACGACGAACACCTGTCCAAGATTGTAGAGACTTACAAGACGATAAACAAGCCCGTCCGGCACGACGAACTCTGGGCGGAATTCATAAAAAAGCAGTTCAACGATTAAAACCAGGAGGACACACCGATGGCAAGCATGTACGATGACCCCCGCAGCGCCGGGGGATGGAGTAACGGAGGGGGCGACTCTTCCGCCGCGTATTACAGGGGCATGGATATGCCCGACTTTGGAGCGATGGACGATCTGCCCTATTAAAACCGCCCGGACCCATGTCAGACACACCGAAAAAGGCCGCCGCCCGCAAGGGCGCGGCCGCCCCGCAGAGTTTCGGGGGGATGGAGCTGGTCCCGACGGTTTTACTCCCGCTTTCCGTCTTGCAGACAAACAAGGGACAGATCGAAGGCATCCCCAAGAACCCCAGGACCATCAGCGAAGAAAAATACAGGAAGCTAAAACGCAGCATCACCGAACACCGGAATATGATGGCGCTGCGGGAAATTGTAGTAATAAAGCACGGCGAAAAATACGTCATCATCGGCGGAAATATGCGCTTCCGGGCCTTGAAAGAACTCGGATATACGGACGCGCCCTGCAAGGTAATTCCGCCCGGGACGGACATAGAGGACGTAAAAGCCTATCTTATAAAGGATAACGTAGGCTATGGAGAATGGAACGCGGCGGACTTCGCTGCGGAATGGAACCTTTCGCAGCTTGCAGACTGGGGCGTCGACCTTCCAGGCTTTGACACTTCCGTCCCCCAGGAGGACGCGGAGGACGACAATTTCAACCCCGGCGACGTTTTAGGGAAGGCCCCTACTTCCAAATTCGGGGACATATACCAACTGGGCCGTCACCGGCTAATTTGCGGAGACAGCACGGACCCCGACGTCTTGAAGCTTCTGATGGGGAGCCGCGAAGCGGACCTTATCCTGACGGACCCGCCCTATAACGTTGATTATTCAGCAAAGAACGAGGTCCTGAACAAAGCCGACAAAGGGAACCGGATCCAGAAGGACATCGCAAACGACAAAATGACCCGGGAGCAATTCGGGGTCTTTTTGCGGAAAGCCTTTGAAGGGATGTATAAAGTCGCAAAACCCGGCGCGGGAATTTACATCTTCTACGCAAGCCGCGAAGCCGTAAACTTTGTCCAGGCTTTCGAGGGCGCAGGCTTTGAGTACAAACAGCAGCTTATCTGGGTAAAGAACAATATGGTCCTGGGCCTTCAAGACTACCAGTGGAAGCACGAACCCATCCTTTACGGCTGGAAGGGCGGAAAGCCCCATTATTTCGTGGACCGCCGGGACCAGCTGACCGTATGGGAGGACGCGGCAGCCCTTGAACCGGACAAGATGAGCAAAGACGAATTAAAGAAGGCCTTGAAGGACCTCCTGGAAGCGGCGCAGGTCCCCAACACCGCCATCCACGAAAACAAGCCGCAAGTTTCAGCAGACCATCCCACCATGAAGCCGGTAAAGCTTGTGGGCCGCCTGATAAAGAACAGCACCCGCCCCGGGGAAATTGTAGTGGATATTTTCGGGGGGAGCGGCAGCACCCTAATAGCGGCGGACCAGCTGCAGCGCGCCTGTTTTACCGTAGAGCTGGACCCCCAATATAGCGACGTTATTATTAAGCGCTGGGAAAAGCAGAGCGGCGAGAAAGCGCAGCTTATCGGGAACTATATCGCCGCCCGGGGCGGAGTATAAAACACTTGAAAAGACCGGGGCGGAACACCCGAATAACGCCCATAACACCAAAAACAAGATATGGCAAACCCCAAAGGAAACCCCCAGAATTTGCGCCCTGCTCCCCCCTGGAAGCCGGGCCAGAGCGGCAACCCGGCCGGGCGGCCAAAAAGCCGGATAAAAGACACGCTTAAAACGCTATTTGGAAGCAGCGCCCGCAAAATTTACCACTTGACCCAGGCAGAGCTGGACGAGTGGGATGCCGTTTTAATATCCCTAAACGACAGCCAGCTGAAGGCGCTAATTCAGATGGACAGCGTCCCATCGTACCCAAAGAACCAGGCGGTCGCCATTCTTACGGATATGAAAAACGGGCGCACCACCACCGTGGAACGCCTTGCAGACCGACTCTATAACAGGCACAACCCCAAGCGGGTCGAGCTTACAGGAAAGGACGGAGCCGACCTGGTCGCCCCGCGCGTACTTACGAAGGAGGAAGCCGCCGCCTTCCTGGACAAATTGAACGAAGAATTTTAACCGTGGAGACGTACAGGGACATAGATATAACAAAGACCTGGGTGATGCAGGGAACGCTCCACTTTACGCGCTATTTCTTTAAGAAGCTTTACAAGCGTAAGTTTATAGTGGGCGAACACCATAAAGCCATCGCCGAGGCCCTGGACCGCGTACTGAAGGGCGAAATAAACCGCCTTATAATCAACGTGGCCCCCCGGTACGGTAAAACGGAATTAGCTATTAAGAACTTTATAGCGGAAGGCTTTGCGATAAACCCCTCCGCCCGTTTCATTCATTTGTCGTACAGCGACGACCTGGCCCGCGATAATTCCCGGGGGGTTCAGCAGATTATGCGGTCGGAGGAATACCGGGCGCTCTTTCCGCAGGCGCAGCCCACCAGCGTAAGCACCCGCAAGTGGGAGACCAGGGCCGGGGGCGGTATGTACGCAATATCGAGCGCCGGGCAAGTTACCGGCTTTGGAGCGGGCATCGTGGACCGGGAGGATGAGCAGGAGCTGGCGGACGAAGTAACAGCCCTGGACGAAAGCGCGAGCCTTAACGCTGAAGGCTTTGGAGGGGCCATCGTGATAGACGACCCGATCAAGCCGGACGACGCGCGCAGCGAGCAGATCCGCGAGAAGATAAACCAGAAATTCGAGACCACCATCCGCAACCGTACCAACAGCCGCAAAACGCCAATTATAATCATCATGCAGCGGCTCGACGATAACGACCTTTGCGGCTACCTTCAACGCCTGGAACCGGACGTCTGGACGGTTATAAAGCTTCCAGCTATTCAGGTGGACCCAGACACCGGGGAGGAACGCGCCCTGTGGCCCTTCAAGCACACGCTGGAGGAATTACACGCGCTCAGGGAGAAAAACGCCTTTGTATTCGATACCCAGTACATGCAGAACCCCCGCCCCCTGGAGGGCTTGATGTATGAAAGGGGCTTCCGCACGTATTCAGTAATACCGGCGACGAAGTACAGGAAGGTCAAGAATTACACGGACACGGCGGACACCGGAACGGACTATTTATGCTCCATTACCTACGTGGAAACGGATATCGCCAATTTTGTCCTGGACGTTTACTATACGGATAAGCCGATGGAGGTAACGGAGACGGAGACGGCCCGCCGCATTACGAACCACGGAGTCCAGGAAGCCATCATCGAAAGCAACAACGGCGGCCGCAGCTTTGCCCGGAAGGTTGAAGAAATATGCCGCACAATTTACACCAACCGAAAAACCGCCTTCCGCTGGTTCTTTCAGGACAAAAACAAGAATGAAAGGATCTTCCACAATAGCAACGAAGCGCAGAACCTTACATTTTTCCCGGAAGGCTGGGAATTCATGTGGCCCAAGTTCTACGAAGCAATAACGCATTACAGCAAGATCGGCCGCAACGCGCATGACGACGCGCCGGACGCGCTTACGGGAACAATAGAATTCAGGAAAGACTCCGGGCGGATGAGCGCCGTCGGCGTCTTCCACTAATAGCAAGTTAAACCCCCAAAAATACACAGCACCATGCCAGAAGAAAAAAGCACCACCACCCAGGAACAGCCGGTCGTCAGCCTTGCGGACCTGCTCAGGGGAACAGACTACAACGCCCTCATCGAGGAATTAAAGAAGGGCCGTATAGACGCGGTCCCGGACGCGGACCTGTTCAAGCGACAACTCGAGCCGGAAACGCACGACGTTATGGACTTTATTAAGCGCCCGGACCGCTGGGTCAAAACGGACCCTTCCGACCCGAACCAGAGCAGCGGGGATGAGGATGACGCACACGCCGGACACGTTATCCAGGTAACGACCGCCACGGACGGAACCGTCTGGCGGAGGGAAAAGGTCGCCCGCGTAGCGGTCGCCTTGCAGAAGCTTATCGTTAAGAGGGCCGTCGCCTTCCTTTTCGGGAACCCCGTACAGCTTGACGCAGAGACGGAAAAGGGAACCCTGGAAGATGAGGTCCTGCAGAGTTTGAAGAAAGCGCTCCGCAAGAGCAAGAGCAAGACCCTGAACCGCAAGGTCGCCCGCCAGATATTCAGCACCACGGAAGCGGCCGAACTTTGGTACGTCGTCCCGGATCCGAAAAACCACCTTTACGGCTTTGAAAGCAACTTCAAGCTCAGAACGGCCATCTTTTCCCCGCTTAAAGGGGACACGCTTTATCCCTACTTTGACGAGACCGGCGATCTGGTCGCCTTTTCCCGCGCTTTCAGCATAACGGACGCGGACCAGGTCGAACGCAAGTATTTCGAGACGTACACGGCGGAAGCAACGTACAGGTGGGCGGAAAAGGACGGCAAGTGGAACCCCGTAGAGGGATATCCGAAGGCGAACCCCATCGGGAAAATACCGGTTATTTACGGCAGGCAGCCCGAGACGGAGTGGGCGGACGTTCAGGGCCTTATCGACCGCCTGGAAAAGCTCCTTTCCAACTTTGCCGAAACAAACGACTATCACGCCAGCCCGAAGATCGTAACGAAGGGCAATATAGTAAACTTCGCAAAGAAGGGCGAAGCCGGGGCCGTTATTGAGATGGATCCGGACGGGGATGCGCACTACATGACGTGGGACCAGGCCCCGGAAAGCGTAAAGCTTGAAATAGAGACCTTGCTGCGCCTTATTTACACAATTACCCAGACCCCGGACATCAGCTGGGACAGCGTCAAGGGCCTAAACGTTTCCGGCGTAGCCTTGCGGCTCCTTTTCATGGACGCGCACCTGAAGGTCGAGGACAAAATGGAGGTTTTCGGGGACTACCTACAAAGGCGCTATTCCGTTATTCAGTCCTTCCTGAAGCACATGAACGGCGGAAACAAGGCTTTCGGGGCGGCTTGCGACAGCTTGACCGTCGAGCCGATCGTAAAACCCTACATGTTGGAGGACGAAAAGGAGAAGGTCGAAATTCTGCTGGCGGCCACCGGCCAGAAGGCCATCGCTTCCAGGCGGAACGCCGTACAGCGCCTGGGCTGGGCGGATGACACGGAAGCCGAGCTTTCCGACATTGAAGCTGACGAAGAAACGGGCGCTTTCCAGAGCATTACGGAACCGACCCTATAAAGTCCCCGCCCGAAACGAAAAACGCCCGGAAACGGCAAATTTGCCGCCATTCCGGGCAAATTCCAAAGCCTTATGGGATATATCGAACCGAAATTTAACGTAAACGAGATTATGGCGAAGCTGGGCCGCCTTGCAGAGATAGTCCCGCAAGCCGTAGCCGAAGCTTTCCAGCTCACCCTGATAGAGATATCGGCGGAAGCGCGGGAGCTTAACACGTACCAGGACCAAACGAGCAACCTGCGGTCCTCCATAGGTTACGGCGTTTACATAGACGGGCAGCTGTTTACGGAGGAATACCGGCAGGCCGGGAACGGATCCAGCGACGGCAGCGAAGGGCAGCAGAAGGCCCGGGAGACCGTAGAGGAAGTGGCGGGGAGATACCCGGAAGGCATAGTCGGCGTAATTGTAGCCGGGGAGGGTTACGCCCTTTACGTTGAGTCCAAAGGCTACGACGTGCTGACCGGCCCGGCAAGCCACGCCCAGGAGATCCTGGACCGGAATATTAAGATAGTTATGGAGGAACTAACAGCAGCAGCGGCAAATGGCTAAAAAAGCGAAAATTACCCCGCACACGTTGGAGACGTATGCAATAGTAAGCAAGGTCGAACGGCGGCTTACGGACTTATACGGAAGCACCTATCAGGGCGTCCTGCAGCTTTCGCAGGTGCGCCGCGCCATTTCGGAGGGGCGGCCGTTCACGTTTGAGCCGAACCGCCCGGAAACGAAGGCGCTAATTCGGTCGCTTGACACCCTGGCGAAGCAGACGGACCGGCTCCTGCAGGACAGCGTAACGCTGGCATGGCAGAAGGGCGAAGCTTCCGTAACGAACGCCTGCTTTTCCGCTTTCGGAAGGACCGCCGCCGGGCGGGATGCCGTCCGCGCTATTGCAGACCGCGCCAGGGAGGATCTACGCGGCCGGGGAGTCAGCGCCGGGGCGTACTATACCCAGAAGCACGGCGGCCTGAACATTTCCGACCGCGTATGGGGTAATTCGCTATTCGGGAAGCAGGAAATAGAGGAAATCATCCAGCAAGGCATCCTCCAGGGGAAAAGCGCGGACGAAATTAGCCGTTCCGTCCGGGGCTACCTAAACAACCCTTCAAAGCTTTTCCGCCGGGTCCGCAATAAGGAGACCGGCGAACTCGAGCTTTCCAGGAACGCCAAGAATTACCACCCGGGCCGGGGCGTTTACCGTTCCAGCTACCAGAACGCCCTGCGTCTGGCCCGTACAGAGGTAAACGCAGCTTACAGGCGGGCGGAGTGGGAGAGCTACCAGAATAACCCCCTTATAACCGGCTACCGGATTGAATTAAGCAATAACCACACGACGCTCATCAAGGGGAAAAAGGTCGCTTTGCGGGACATTTGCGACGAGCTGGCCGGGGAATATCCCAAAACCTTCCAGTGGACCGGCTGGCATCCCCAATGCCGCTGCCGGATGGTCCCTATCTTCATTAAAGAAGGCGACTTCCGGGCGCGGATCCGGGCGCTGGCGGCCGGAAAGCTTGACGAATGGAAGGCGGGCAACACCGTAACGGAGCCGCCCCGGGCTTTCACGGACTGGGTGGCAGAGAACGCGGACCGCTTGAAGGCCGGGAAGCAAATGCCCTATTTTGTAGCGGATAACTACGTCGGCGGAGACCCCACCCGGGGGCTGGTAAAGGAAATTACCGGCTTGAAGAAAGCCGTACAGCAGAGCAAGAAAATAGAACCCGTTACGGAATGGGACCACGAAATCGCAAGTCTTGACCGCTGGGCCAAAGCCTTCGACCTTGATACGACGCAGGCGAAGGTCCTCCGGGACGCAGGAGACCGGAAGGGACTCCGGGCGGAGCTTGACCGCTTGCAGCAGCTACGAGACGACCGAAACGTAGCCTGGGCCATAGAGAACGCGAAACTTTCCGGCATTATTTCCAAGATGGAAGCCGCAAAGTTCTGGACCCTTGCGCAGCAGTACAGGGCGCAGCAAGCCCTGTACAGAACAAAGGAAACCTTAAACTGGAAGGACGGTATTAAACAGCTTAAAGCCTTGCAGGGACAGGCTGCGGCGGAGCTTGCGGAAGCAGAGAAAAAGAAGGCAGAAGCCAGAAAAAAGAACATCATCCCGCCGGAGCTTGAAAAAGAATGGTTTAAGGAGGGGGACAAACGGACGGATCCGGAATTTTGGAAGCTAATAGACCCGGACAAACCCATCGCCCTGAAGATTATGGACAAAACCCCCGAGGGCGGCGCGTATTACATGGACAGCGAAAAAGCGGTCTACTTCCAGAAGGGGAGCAGGCGGGATGCTTCCAGCTGGTACAGGACCCGGCTAATTTACCACGAATTCGGTCACGGTATAGACTTCCAACGCGGGCTCCGTTGGAGTACAGAGGTGGCCACAATTCGGGAAGCCCAGCGCAAGCGGATGCTCCAAAAAGTACAATACTACAAAAAAGAGCTGGAATGGGTAACGGATAAAAACGGAAGCGGATCCTGGGAATACGTTACGAAGCCCGTAAAGATAGCGAGGGCGGACGCTATCTGCCGCCGAATAGACGCAGTCCTGGACAGAATAGACGGGATGAAGCCGGAAACGTTTAAGCGGCTATTCCCGGGGATGACCCGGGCGGACTACCAGGAAGCAGCGCTGGCCGTCAAAGACACAATTAAGAGCCTGGTCGTAAAATACGGCGAAGGCCATACAACAAAATATTTTTCTTACGCAGGTATGAAGGAAACCGAATGGCTGGCCCACTGCTTTGAAAATACATTTGCGGGGAATTCCGTCTTTAAGCATTTTATGCCCACGGAATACAAGGAGATGGTGGACTATATTAAGAGCCTTAGCAAGTATTAAGCTTTTGCCAGATAGAGAGCGCCATCCAGGATCCCGCCCACGAATTCGGCCCCCTCGGGGGCCTTTTCGTTATTTCCAGGGTACACGGCGACGAATTCCCGCTTTTCAAGCAGGGCTTTACGAAGCCACTGCCCCGCCTTTTTGGGAGAGCTTACAGCGTAGCGGAGTAGCTGCGCGGCTTCCAGCGCTTCCGGTTCAGTAGTGCAAGCAAGGAACCCGGAAACAAGCTCCTCGTTTGGAAGTTCAGTCACAGGCCGGGGCTGGCCGTTGATTTTGATGCGCGGGACCTTCATAACAAAATACAATTTCCGCAAGTGTACAAAGAAAAAGCGACACGTCCAAATCTTTTGCAGAAATTCCGCCTGGCGGCGGGCGTATTAGAGTAAGTTATTTTGTCCGGATTTTGCACGTGTGCCACTTATAGGGTCGGGGTGGTACAAGTTATTAGCCGGAAGTTTTAAGGCGAAAATAGGGCTATTTCTGGCCCGCCTGTGGAAAACTTTATAAAAACCCGCCTTTTTCGCCCGTTACAAGTATTAGACTAATACGTTATTTTTGCGGAAAGTTTCAAAAACCGCTTTAATAATGAATTTATACGAACAAATCCTCGCGTTACTTGTAGCAAAGTTTCAAGGCACGCGCAAAGACGGGCTCGAGGTTCTGGCGCAAGCGCTAAGTCAGACCAACGAAACCATCGAGGAAGCCCAAGCCGTAGTCAATAAAATGACGCCGGAAAAAGTAGCAAGTTTCATTAAAGACTGGCGAAAGAGCGCAGACGCAGAAATTACGAAGGCAAAGGACACCTACAAAGCTGGCCTGGAAGAAAAGTACAACTTTGTAGAGAAGGTCAAGGACCCCAAGACACCCCCGACCCCACCGGCGGAGCCAGGAGCCATGACCCCGGAAGCCATCGCAAAGCTCGTAAAGGATGCCGTTACAGAAGCCACCAAAGGCATCACCGAAAAGGTCGACGGCATTACAGGCGCACAGCTTTCCGCACAGCGCAAAGCGCAGCTGGAGGAAATTTTCAAAGACCAGAACGTCCCGGCAGCCTTCAAGAAGTCCATCCTGGACGGCTTCGAGGGCCGGAGCTTCGAAAACGATGAAGCCTTCAATTCCTACCTCACCCAGCAGAAAACGACCGTAGCGGACTACGCCAAAGAAATGGCAGACGCAGGCCTGGCCGGTTCAGGGGCTCCCATCTTCGGGAAACCCGGACAGGACGGAGTCAGCGCCGCAGTAGCAAGCTACATCAAGGATAAAGCCGACGCGGCCAAAGGAGAAGGCCAGGCCCTGGGCGGCAAAAGTATTTAACACCTAACAAGAAACGCAATGTTTACCATCGAACGCAAGAAAGACAGCCGCATCGTGCGCGCTTTCGTTCATAAAGTGGCCGACATTCCCAACGGCGTAACCGTAGCCACCACCGAGCTGATCGGCGGCGGAATTCTGCCGGAAGGAGCCGTTATCGGAAAGGACGCGGAGACGGGCGTATATCACCTGATCAAGACCGCCACCCTGGCCGCAGCAGCTACCAACTCCGCCACAACTTACACCGTTAAGAAAGGCCACCACTTCAAGGTCGGCGACATCATAAGCGCGGGCATCGGTAAAAAGGCTTACGCCATTACCGGCATCGCCACCAACGCCACCGACAGCACCTGCGACGATTTCACCGTCGGCACGACCCTGGGTGTTGCTATTGCAAAGGGCGCGGGCCTCATTCAGGCAGCCGCCGAAGCTTCCGGCAACACTTCCGTCCTCAAGTATTCCGCCCCTTACGCCGTAGTCGGCGACGGCTACAACGTTAAGGCCGGAAGCAACCTTTTCGTGAACGCCTGGCTTATCGGCGTAGTCAAGGAGGCATGCGCCCCCGCGACACCGGACGACCTGAAAGCCAAAGTTTCCGGTATTCATTACATCTAAACCAATAGGAGGAACGAAGTATGATACAGACCCTCATGGTCGGCCTGACCGAAAAAGACATGCAGGCCGTAGTAAAGACCTACAATTTTAACCCCTTCTACTGGCCCACCCTTTTCCCGCTGAAGCAGAACTTGACGCTTTCCTGGAAGGCGCTCGAGCGCCAGGCAGGCGTCCGCGTAGCAGCCGACATCGTAGCAAGGGGCGCAACGCTTGACCCCAAGACCCGTGCCGCCCTTAACAAGCTCCAGGGAGACATCCCCAAGATCGCCGTAAAGCGCGTAAAGGAGGACGAAGAGCTGGACGAATACGACATCCTGAAAGCCCTTGCAGGCAGCGACACCAACGCCCAGGCCCTTATCGACGCATGGGCAGAGGATACCCAATTTTGCTGGGACGCAGTAGCAGCCCGCATTGAGTGGATCGCCCTGCAGAGCATTTCCCTGGGTAAGGTTGTTTTGAACAACGAAAACAACGTCGGCCCGCTTTCCGAATTTAACGTGGACTACGACATCGACAGCCACAAGAAAGGCTTTGCAGCCAACAGCGCCAGCTGGGACAACGCCGCCGCCAAGCCTATTTCCGTGGACTTCCGCGCCATCGTAGAAGCCGCCCGCGCAGAGCAGATCAACCTGCGCCACGCCTTCATGAACGTAAAGACCTTCGCCAAGTTCGCAGAGAACGAGGAAGTAAAGAAGATGTCCGCCAGCTTTGCGCAGAACATTCTGGGCGTAGCCTTTACGCCCACCGTTCAGAACGTAAACGTGGCGCTCAATTCCCTGGCATACCTTTACGGCTTGCAGGTTCACGTTATCGACCAGACCATCACCATCGAGCTGAAGGACGGAACCCAGATCACCGGCAACCCGTTTGCCGACGACGTGGTCCTGTTCAGCGAGGACACCGTGATGGGTAACACCTTCTACCGGATCCCGGCAGACTACCGCCTGCAGGGGAGCGCCGCAATTAAGGCCCTTAACGGCCCTGTTTGTATTAAGAAGTTCGCCACCGAGGAGCCGGTCTCCGAGGTTACGCAGGGCATCGCCAACGCCTTCCCCGCCTGGCTTTCTTCTGGCCGCTCCTTCCTTCTGGACGTTACCCATAACGCCTGGTCGCACTAATAGAAACACCCGGTCCGGGGCGGCCCCCGGCGGAAACCCACGAAGCCCGTCACGCCGCCCCAAACCTTTCAACCCTTATTTATTCAGCAAGCCATGACGTACAGAGAATGGATGACCCGCACCGGCGCGCGCTTCCAAATTTCAGCGGCGGACGTAGAGCTGATCCTGACAAACCAGGCAGAAGCCATCCCCGACGCGGACGCGCCCGCGGACGTAAGGACCGCGAAAACGGCCCTTTGCAAAGAATTCGCAAGCATCATCCCGCTGGCGAATATTTCGGAAGGCGGCTATTCCATTACCTGGAACTGGGAAGCCATTAAATTCTGGTATTCCCAGACTTGCGCCGAGCTGGGCCTGGATGACGTAACGAAGCCGAAAATTCGTAACAAAAGCTTTGTATGGTAATACCGCCCCAATACCCCGAATTCCTTTACGCCTTCCAGGCAGGGGAAGCCACCCAGAACGAGAACGGAAGCTTTGTACAAAGCCCCGGATCCTGGGTCCTTAAATCCGCCTGCAGGGAGGAAACGAACGGGAAAGGCACGAAAATACAGCTTACGAATAGCGAAACTTACGTCTTCGCATCGCTTATCCAGATACCGGCGGGAGCCGCGAAGATACCGGAAGGCACGAAGATAGCCGTAACGGCTTTCGAGGTGGAACCGGAATATTTGAACGACCCCGCATGGCTTGAAGCAAGCCGCCGCGTAGGGCTGGTCCGCATAACCGGCGAAGTCGCCAAATACGACGTCGGCCGCCTTCATAACCGCTGCTGGATATAACCGAAAAACCAGGGAGAAACGAAATGCAAAGTATAGAGCTGGACGATATCCTGTACAGGATTTTAACCACTTCCACAGAAGTAACCGCCGCAATTAACGGCGGGGTCTACGTTCTGGGGGAGCGCCCGGACGGCTCCACGCTTCAAGACGTAGTAATTAACACCCTTACGACGAGCGGAGAGAACCGCCCGCAGCTTGCGACATCAAACGTGAATATTCACGTTCCCGACATAAAGGTCAACATCGGCGGCCAGCCGCAAAGGAAAGCGGACCGCGAAACCCTGCGGGAAATTGTAGCAGCAGTAAAGGCGGCGCTCAAGGCGGCCGTTATTGAGGGCTTGACGATACGCCTGGGAGCGGAAAACATACTGCGCGAAGTTTCAGCCCCGGAACACTACGCAAATATAAGGGTTGAATGGTTTATCGCCGGGACAAAGGAATAACAAGTAACACCGTAACAAATTAAGACAATGGCAAAGCACATTTATACTCTCGGGCTTTCCGAGATTAAAACCGGAGCCGTAGGATGCCAGGACAGCGCCCTGGGTTCCGACGGGTACACCTACCAGGACACCTGCCAGATGGTTACGAACGACCCGACCGTAACGGACTTTTTCGCAGAGGAAGTCGACGACCCCGTGGTCAGCATTGAGCGCGCCGGAACTATTCAGTTCAACTGGAGCATCATGGACCCGTCCCCGGATATTCTGGTCAAGTATATCGGCGGCACAGCTTCCAGCAGCGCAGGCCAGGCAGAAAACGACCAGTGGGAACCGCCCACAGCCGCCCAGGTAATAGAGAAGCGCGTCGTTCTGATCCCCCAGCAGGGCCTGAAATTCGACGTAGCCCGCATGCGCATCCGCGCGAAGCTTAACGGCAATTTCAGCAAGAGCGCCCTGCTGTTGCTTGAAGTTCAGGGAACGGTCCTCATCCCCGAGACAGAGGGAGTCGCCAAACTCAAAGCTTCCATCGTAAGCGCAGAAACCCCCGCTTCCAATTCCTAAACCGCCGGGGAATCCCGCCGTAATTATTGTGGTTGCAAGCCCCCGGAAATTCGTTTTTTAGGGGCTTGCTTTTTCAGTTAAAGAAAGACACCAATGGCAGAAGAAAACGCAAGAGAAGCCGCAGAAAGGACCCTGCAGGAGCTGGAACGCGACGAATTGAACCTTATGATCCAGCGGGGCGTAAAATTCAGCGTTTCCCGCAAGGTTTACCGCCGGGGCCGGGGGCTCCTGGGATTTTTCCGCAGACACCCCGAGACCGTAACGGAAAACTTCGTTATTCAGGAACCAACGCTTAACACCCTGGACCGCTTGACGGAAATATGGGTAAATATGCCCCTCCCGGAAGCGGAGCTTACGAACGCCGGGACCGCCATCGCGGCCGCAAAGCGGGTCGCCCGCGAGAACACCCGCAAGATGGCCCGCGTCGTAGCAATAGCCGTCCTGGGCGAAGATTACTACTATACCACCCAGGAGCCGAACGGAAGGATCCGGCAGCGCACCGACGACAAGGAGCTGGATCGCCTGACCGCCTTATTTGCGCACAGCATAAAGCCGTCAGACCTTCGGGGCCTTTCCCAGACGGTAACGAACGTGGCGAATTTAGCGGATTTTATCGCCTCTATGCGATACATGAGCGGCGCAAAAACGACTCAACCGATAACGGATCGTATAGAGTAACCGGGCTTAAAAGCCCCCACGGCCGCCGGGGTTCGATTTGCGCCCACTTCGGCTGGACGTTGGACTATTTGCTGCACGGAATACCGTGGGCGACGGTTCAGAGGATGGTCGTCGACGCGCCCAGCATTGAGACACAGGACGCGGAAAACCCGGAGCCGGTCGCCATTACACAGGATAACGCGCAAGACATTCTTAACGCTATTAACAAGCTTAACAGATGAGTGTAAATATAGGATCGCTCGAATTCGAGCTTTTGGCAAAAAACGGCCAAATAAACGAAGCCATGGACGAAACCGGGAAGCGAATACAAGGCCTTTCCGACACTTCCGTCAAGAGCGGCGAAAGCATGGAAGAAAGCTTCAAGAAAGCCGCCCAGGACATAGACCAGACCTGGGGGAAGCTTGACGTTATAGAACGCACCCTTTCCGCCAACGCAAAGGAGCTGGCCAAGCAATACGCGGAAGTTCAGGCGAAGCTCAAAGCCGTCCAGGGGGTAAACAATACCGAGGTAACGGAAAAGGAAGTCTTCGCGTTACGGCAGAAAAAGAAGGCCCTCGAGGAAAGCATCACCCTGAACGAGCAGGCCCGGAAGCAGTACGAGGAACAGGCCGCCGCCCTTTCCAAGACAGAAGCCGCCCTTTCCAAGACGAAGGAACAGACGCAGAACGCCGCGAACGCGCAGAACAGCCTGCGGACGCAGATGCGCAAAGTCGTCGAGGAATTAGCCCGGATGGAGGAAGCCGGACTCCGTGGAACGGAAGCTTACATTAAGCTGCAGAAGGAAGCGGGCCGCCTTACGAACGCAATGGGCGACGCGCAGCGACAGGCGCAGATCCTGGCGCACGATAACGCCGGGCTGCAGGGCGTTATTTCCGCCGTTTCAGGCGTAGCCGGGGCCTTTTCCGCAGCGCAGGGCGTTATCGGCTTATTCGGGGCGGAAAACGAGAATTTGCAGAAAACAATGCTCAAGGTCCAGAGCCTTATGAGCATAACGATGGGCTTGCAGCAGGTCGCCAACACACTGAACAAAGATAGCTACTTTTCCGTCGTTATTCTTTCCAAGATACGCGCAGCTTATAACGCGGAGCTTGCGAAAAGCACCGGCGCGCTGGCAGCCACCACGGCAGCGCAGACGGCAGAGAACGTCTCCGCCGTAGCCGGAACCGCCGCGAACACAGGTCTGGCCGCATCCTTCCGGGCCGTAGGGGCAGCGATTAAGTCTATACCGGTATTCGGATGGATAGCAGCCGCCATCGGCGCAATAATAGCCGTCGCCGCGAAATTCATAAAGAAGTCCCAGGAAGCCAGGGCGGAGATAAAGAAGCAGCGCGAAGCCGTAGCGGAAGCCGCCAAAGACAACATCGGCAAAATAACGGAACTTTCCAACGCCTGGAGCCAGCTCGGGGATGACCTTAACGCAAAGAAGCGCTTTATTCAGGAAAACAAGAAAGCCCTGGACGACCTGGGCGTCGCCGTTAATAACGTAGAGGACGCGGAAAAGCTTTTCAAGAATAACGCGGAAGCCTACATCAAAGCGCAGATTAAGAAGGCATCGGCGGACTATTACCGGGCGCAGGCCGTAGCGAAAGTGGCGAAAGCCATCGAGCTGCAGCAGGAAATAGAGAGCATGCCCGACAAAGTAACGCAGTTTACCCCGGGCGGCATGTTCGGTGGCTCCTTAGCTATCGAGACCGACAACAACGCGAAGGCCGCGAAGAAAAAGGAGCTGGAAGCCCTGCAGGCGGAAATTACGCAAGGCTACCAGAAGGCCGTGGATCTTGAAAAGGAAGGAATGGAGCTTTTGCGCAAAGCCGGGCTTTCCACTTCCAGCGGAGGGGGTGGCAAAGGCGGCAGCGCTGCGGAGACGGAAGCCGAAAAGTTCCAGAAGGAGCTGGCGGAGAAAAAAAAGGCTTACGAACAATTTAGGCAGTGGGCCACGTCTTCCGACAGCATCATCCGGGAAGCCGCAAGCGAGCAATACGCGGAGCTTTTGAAGGGCGGGGAGAATTACGTGGAATATTTGAAAAACCTCCGGGCAAAGCTTATGGAAGCGATGGCCGGGGGCGGGACCCAGGAACAGAAGGACCAGCTGGCCGCCATTAACAACGCCATCGCGGAGGAAACGAAGGGGGCCGCCCTTGCAGAATTCAAAGCCGCCCTGCAGGAACAGATCGACGGCGCAAACGGCATCCTTGACGTCCTGGACATTATAGCGCAGCGGCGGAAAGAGCTTGAAGGCGACGACACCGAGCTGGCCACGCAAAAGAGCGAAGCGCTGGACGAAGCCGAAAACGACGCGGTCGAACAGCAGGAAAAGCAGACCCAAGCCCTGCTCGAGCAATACGCGGACTATTTAGACAAAAAGGTCCGGCTGGCCAACGACTACGCCGCAGACATCGCGCTGCTGGAAAAGGCCCTTTCCGCAACGGAGGATGAGGAAGAACAGAAGCGGATAAAGCGCGCCATCGAGAACCGAAAACGCCAATACGACCAGGACAGCGGGGAGGATTACGATGCCCTCCTGGAAGAATTCGGAAGCTTCAACGAGAAAAGGGCGCTTATCGAAAAGGAATACGCGGACAAACGCCGCCAGGCGGAAGTAATAGCAGCAGAGACCGGAAACGCCACAATCCTGGAAAACCTTGATAAAGCGCAGGCGCAGGCCCTGAGCAAGCTGGCCGCCGAGACCTTGCAGGCGAGCGAACAATGGGCGGAGCTTTTCGGGAACCTTGACGAATTGACAGCCACCCAGATAGAGGACCTGGTGGCGGAGATTGAAAAGCAATTTTCCACGCTTTCCGGCGTATTCAACCCGATAGACCTCAAGGCCGTCCGGGATAAGCTTAACGAAGCCCGGGAGGTCCTGAACCAAGAAAACCCCTTTGCGCAGATGGCCGCCAGCTTGCGGTCGATTTTCACGAACGCCAGCAAAGACAGCAAGACCAGCGCGAAGGACATAAAGAAAAACTGGAAGCAGCTGGGCGAAAGCACCGCTTCCGCTTTCGAATTCGTAAGCGACGCAATAAACAGCTGCGGACCCTTGAAGGACGCCATCGGCGAAGTCGGGGCCACCGCCATATCTTCGCTGGCCAGCACGGCGGCCGTAGCAATAGCAGTCGCAACGGCCATAAAAACGGCCGAAAAGTCCTCCGTAATTCTTGCGATTATTCAGGCGGCGCTGGTCGTAGTAAACGCCGTCGTGGACGTTATTAAGGCCATTTGCGGAAACCAGGACAAAAAGATCGAAGCGAGCATCCAGAAGCACGAACAGCAAATTAACCGGCTTTCCAACGCCTACAACCAGCTCAGCTGGGAAATAGACAAAGCCCTGGGCGAAGATTATTACAAAAAGCAGGGCGAAGCCATAAAGAACCTGCGGGCGCAGAACGCGGAGCTTCGAGAGCAGGCCCGCCTGGAAGCTTCCAAAAAGAAGTCCGACTCCGACAAAATAGACGACTTCAACGAGAAGCAGAAGCAGAACCTCCGGGAGATAGAGGACATCATCCAGGAAATAACGGAGGAAATAACGCAGACCACGGCGCAGGACTTCGCAGACCAGCTGGCGGACGGAATAACCGATCTTTTCCAGACTGGGATGAGCCGGTCCCAGATAAAAGCCACTTCCGAAAAGATAGCGCAGGAAATCATGGCGAACGCCGTAAAGCAGGCCGTAAGCAAGCAGTTCTTAACGGGACCCTTGCAGGCCGCCATGAAGCAGCTGCAGGCCGCTATGGGCTTCGACGCGGAAGGGAACGGGACCTTTGACGGCTTAACCCCCCAGGAGCAGCAGGCTTTCAAAGACCGGGTCCACGCGATAGCGGAGCAATACGCGGAAGCCATGAAGGTTTACGAAGATCTGTATAAAGAGCTTGACGGAACCGACACCACCACGCTGGCCGGGGCTATTGCAGGCGCAAGCCAGGAAAGTATCGACCTGCTGGCCGGGCAGACCAACGCCGTGAGGGAAGGGCAGGTTACGACCAACGACCTCCTCCGGGAACAGCTGGTCCACCTTGCAAGCATAGACGCAGGCGTGACGGAAGCAACCACCATCGCCCGCAATATTTACAACCTTTTGAGCGGAACGCCCTCACTTGTTACGGAATTGAGGGCGCGGGGCATAACAGAGTAAGATCATGGGACTGAACAAAGAATTTGCACAGGCGGCGAAGGCCGCCGGAGTATGCCGGGAATGGTACGACCGGCTGCTGCAGACGGAGGATCCCCGGGGGCTTGCGGAACTATTCTTTAACGGTATAGACTTCTGCCTGAGCAAGGGGGTCCCGAGCTTGCAGCGCTTACGCGAGCTGGGGCCGGAATTCCTAAACCCGCTGGGCCTATACGTAGATCAGGAAGCGCGCCTGGGGAACACCCCCCGGGCGGCGCTCTTTGGAGCTTGCGACGCTTCCGCCGCCTTCAACGGCATGACGGTCGCGCAGCTTTACGCCACCGGCGACACCCGCCTGCACGTTATAGCCACGGGGAAAGCCGTCGTTACCCTGGACGCTTTCGACAACTCCCGCGTAACGGTTGAAGCCCGCGAAGGCGCGCGTATTACCGTCTTCCAGTACGAGGGCGCACAGGTTCAGACCATAACCGGCGACAACCCCGGGACGGTTAAAATCGTAGTTAAACACAAAAAAACATATTAGCAATGGCACTCGAAGAAAACCTTATTTTGAACCTGCCCTTTGACGAAACGGCGGGATCCCGCACGGCTTACGACTACGCGCCCATCAGGCACGACGCAGCGGTCAGCGAGACCGGGGCGGAATTTATCCCCGGCAGGCAGGGCAACTGCATACAATTCGACGGGACCGGCGTCGCGGAGATAGAAAACGACCTGGTCCCCCTTGCAGGGAACTTTTCGCTTACGGCATGGATCCGGCGCAAGGAATTCCCGGACGGTTACACCGGCGGGAAGATAGGCGTATTTTTCAACTGCTCCGGCGTAGAGAATTACCGGGAAGCCTGGTATTCAGTAAACCCCGATACGTGGGGCTTCTGGGCCATAGTAAAACAGGCAAACGAAGTCCGCGTTTACCTTGACACCCAGCTGGTGGGAACGCTTGCGCTTCCGGGAACCCCGGTCGGGTTCAGCATGCTGCAGGATATTTTTAGCAGCGAATACGGCTATGGGAGCCTGGACGAAGTAAAGATTTACAACAAGGCGCTCACCCAGGAAGAAATAACGGACCTTATCAGCACCGCCACGTCCCTGGAATACTACCTTAACGGCGTAAATTTCCGGGACTTTGACGTCCGCGTCTCTTCCAGTAACGGCATCCTTGACCGGCCCGCCGCAAAGAAGCCTTACAGCGTGGACTGGCCAAGCGAACACGGCGAAGTGGTGGACTTGACCGGCCGCCGCCTTGAAGCCCGCGACATTACCCTGTCCTGCTTTATTCAGGCGAAGGGAAAAATAGACTTTGTTACGAAGCTTAACAATTTCCTGGCGCAATTCGACGGAGACGGGACGCACCGCCTGATGATTGATATCCACCCCACGCGGCCGCTGGTTTACGAAGTATATTTGCAGAACGCGGTCGCCGTTTCCAAGCGCTGGAACGACAGCCTTATGGTGGGAACGTTTACTTTGAAGCTCCGCGAGCCGCAGCCGGTAAAGAGGGTGGTCCGCCACCAGATGACCGGCAGCGCAACGGCTACGCTTTCAATTACCCTCACTTCCGGGAAACCCCTGGCGATTTATTGGGGGGACGGTACGGTCAGCTACGACGTAGATGGCGAAGCCGTAACCATCGAACACACCTATACGGAGGAAGGCATCTATTACGCCGTAATTACGGGCGTTATAGAACAAATTACGGACTTTGAGACAAACGGCATCGTCGTATGGAACAAATTTTAATTACACACCCGGACGGAACCCCCCTGCGCCTTTTCAGCAAGGGGGCCGTTTCGGCGGTTACTTCCGCCACCCAGAAAAAAGTCTTTGCCGGGGCCGATACGGTAAACTTGACCGTTCAGAGCGCCGTCCCCCTGAACTTCCAGCTCGGGGACAAAATACGGGCTTTTTCCGGGGAAACGTACACGCTTAACGCGCTGCCGACGGCTAAAAAGACAGGCCCCCGGCGCTTCGAATACGCCCTTACGATGGAGGGCCGCCAATACGAGCTGGTGGACGCGCAGTGGCTCCTCCCGGACAATACCGTCCTGGACAGCTTTACGGGGACGCTTGCGACCTTTGGGGCCATTCTTGTAAGCAACGCGAATCGGCGGCAGCCCGGCCGCTGGATCCTGGGAACCGTACCAGAAAACACGGCCTACAAAACGCTGACCTATTCAGGAAAGAACTGCCTGGAAGTATTATGGGACCTTTGCGATCAATACGGGACGGAAGCGGAGATTATAGAGGACGCGCAGGCGGGAACGCTTACTTTGAACTTCAAGACCGTGGGCCAGGTGTTCCCGTTTACGTTCCAGTACGGACCGAAAGGTGGCCTTTACGACATTGAGCGGAAGTCCGTAAGCGGCACTTCCGTAATAACGCGCCTGTACGTTTACGGAGGGAATAAGAACCTGCCGAACGCTTACAGATACAACCGGCTATGCCTTCCGGGCATGACCAAAAACCAGAGCTACATCGAGGACGCGGAAGCCGTAGCAAGATACGGACTCCGGGAAGGCCGTAAGGAATATAACGACATTTTCCCGCAGCGTTACGGCGCAGTTACGGCGCTGGGGGCGGACGTTCTGACCTTTGTGGACAATACGATGGACTTCGACCTGACGGAAAAAGACCAGGAAGGCAACACGCTATGGCTCCGGGACGGAGTTCCCGCGAAGGTTCAGTTTACGACAGGCCAGCTGGCGGGCTACGCCTTTGAGGTTCAGAGCTACAACCACACCACAAAGACCATCAAAATAAAGGCCTTCCAGGACTCGAGCGGCTACACTTTCCCGGACGCGGCGAGCGCCGCCCGGCAATTTGCCGTGGGCGATGCCTATTTTTTTACGGACATTCAGCTGCCAACCAGCTACGTCACTGCGGCGGAGCAGGAAACGCAGAGCGCAGGAACGGCGGACTACAACAAGACGAAGGCCCCACAAGCGACCTATGAACTGAGCCTGGAAAAGCTTTTCTTGCAGCAATTCGCAGGGGCCGGGACGGAAGCCGCCCTTTTCCAGCCGGGCGACTACTTGACCGTCCAGGACGACGACCTGGGCGTGGAACGGAATATCAGAATAAGGGAGCTTTCCCGGGACCTTCTGGATCCGTACAAATATAGCGTTTCCCTTTCAGACCAGACGGTCCGGGCTTCCAGCATCGTCCGCGCTATAACGGACATTTCGGATATAAAGGACATCATCGAGACGAACGGGCTGGGCGACGCAGCGAAAGCGCGCCGTAATTGGAGGGCGACACAGGACGTCCTCTCCGCCGTATTCGACCCAGAAGGCGACTATTACAGCGACAAAATAAAGCCGCTTTCCATTGAGACCACGATGCTGGCCGTCGGCGCCAAAAGCCAGCAGTTCACGCTGGCGGGCATTAACTTTGAACCGAACTACAACGGAGACCCGAACGCCATCCGTTCCAGCGCGGGGATTTTGGTACACTTTGCCATCGAGGAAAACATCCGAACGTGGACAATTCCCGCCGTTTCCGTTTCAGGACTGACCCCGGGAACGATTTACTACGTTTACGCCCGCTGCAACCGGACCGGGACCGCCGGAAACATCATCATCGACGCAACGCAGAGGAAGGCGGACGCGGAAAGCTCGTATTACTATTTTCTTATCGGGACCCTGTCCAGCGCCATAACGGACGCGGATAACACCCGGACCGCCCGCATCCTGGCGCTCACTTACGGCAGCAGCACCGTGAACGGCCGCTTTATCAAGACCGGCCGGATACAGAGCAGCGGCGGCGGGGCCGCATACTTCGACCTGGATAACGGGGAAATCGGCGGCTGTATAAAGTTCACGGCGACGGACGGCAGCAGCAAAGACGTCGCGGATGTTGATGATGTGGCGCAGGACGCGAAGGACTTTATAGACAACACCCTGCCCGGGATCCTTGACGAGATACAGGCGCAGCTGGACGGCCAGATCGAGCAATTTTTTGAAACCTACGACCCGTCCACCACGAACCTGCCCGCAAGCGGATGGACCGCGCAGGAAAAGGAAAACCACCTGGGGGACCTTTTCTATAACACAAGCACCGGTAAAGTCTTCCGCTGGGTAAAGGAAAACGGAGCCTATAAGTGGCAGGAATTGAGCGACGCGGAGACGGCGCAGGCCCTGCAGCTTGCGAACGACGCGCTGGCGCTTGCAAGGGAAAAGCGGCGTATTTTTACAAGCACCCCTTACACGCCTTATGAGGTCGGCGACCTTTGGGTCCAGGGTTCGGCCGGGGACATTATGCGATGCAAGACCGCCCGGGCTTCCGGGAGCTTCCAGGCGAGCGACTGGGAGAAGGCCAGCAAGTACACCGACGACACCGCCCTGCAGAACTTTATCCTGGGCGAATTTGCCAATACGACCGCCGCGCTGACGGAGCAAATAGACGGCAAGATAGAAACCTGGTTTACGGCTTCCGACCCTTCCAGCGCATGGACCACGGCAGCCGTGAGGGCGAAACACGTCGGCGATATGTGGTATAATACCACGGCGAAGCAGCTCAAGCGCTATACTTTGACCGGCAGCACCTACGCCTGGCAGGCGATAGAGGACAGCACCGCCCTGCAGGCCTACGAGAACGCAGCGGCGGCACGGGACACGGCGGACGGCAAACGCCGGGTCTTTGTAGCGACACCGGCCCCGCCTTACGATATCGGCGACCTTTGGCTGACCGGCAACAGCACCAACGGCGGGACCTTAAAGCGCTGCACCACCGCCCGGGCTTCCGGCTCCTTTATTGCTTCCGACTGGGAGGAAGCGGTGGCCTACGACAACACAAAGACCGTCATAGACGGCGGGCTGGTTACTTCCGGGACTATTCAGCTGGCCGGGAGCGATACGACCATCAAGGCGGGAATCACCGGCGAAGGCACGGCGGACACTTCCGTCCGCATCTGGGCAGGAGCCACCCGCGCGAACCGCGCCGCCGCACCCTTCCGGGTCTTGCAGAACGGCAAAGTGATAGCCACGAACGCAGAAATTTCCGGGACCGTTAATGCAACGGCGGGCGTATTCCGTAACGTTCAGGTAAACGGATCCACGCGGTCTCCTTTTGTAGCAGCCGGGGACAGCTTCGACACGGACTACAACGACAACGTCGCCATGATAAGCGAAGGCGGGGGCTGGGAATACGCCTATTCCCTTCCGTGGACGACCGCACAGAGCGGGCGCAGGATAACGCTCACGAATTACCGCTGGGGGTCTTCCTATTCGGAAGGAGTAAGCAGTATTTCCGCGCCTTCCGGTAAATACTTCTACGAGAACGGCATCCAGAAAAGCACGTTAAAGCTATCACGCGAAGCGGTCGTCCTTTTGGGGTACGGCACAACTTCGCAATTTTACGGCTGGATCGTTCTGGCCCGCATTGACTTGATGACCTCTTACAGATACGGGCGAAACTTCAAAGTCCTGGCAATGGGAACGGTCACCTATTCAAACGGGAGCGTGGGCATCAGTTATAAGACATTCGACGGCACTACGCTGAGCGTAGCAAGGAACGGAACGGGCCTTTATACGATAACCATGCCGTCCTCCTGGTTCAGCGCGGCGGGCGACGTATTTTTTATGGGCGTAGCAAAAGGCTATGTCGCCGGAAGTACCAGCAGCCCGAACAAACTCACGCTTTTAAGCACCACGCGAACCACCATACAGGTGGTCCTGAGCGACGACACTACGGCAAACGACGGTAATTTTATGTTCCTTATAAGCAACATGAACGACTGGATCTATTAGCCGCAAAAAAAGTTATTATAAAATTTCCAACAACCGCGTATTATACTAATACGATATTTGTAATTTTGTACCACCATTAAAACAGACGCAAGATGAACACAACCAGAAGCGGAGAGATGCCCAGCGCCCAGATCGGAAGAATGGGCGAAATAACGGGCCTTTCGGGGGCCAACTTCAAGATGGAAGTCGGCTTCAACATCAAGAACGACGGCGAAGCGGCGGTCTTCCTTGAAGTAAACCTTTTCGGCATGGAGCCGGGCGAATTCGTAAATACACGTTTCGAGCCAGGCTGGAACCCCGAAATCGTAAGGGAGATCAAGCAGACCAGCCAGAACGTCGCCCTTAAATACGGCTATTAGCAGGCCGCGAAGTTTAACCCTTTAACCCTTCAAGAAATTATGGGACTTATCATCGGCGTGGGGAATAATAAGCCATCTTTCCCCTATACGCAGTATTACGGCATCCAGAAGGACATGAGCGCGCCCGCCACGGCTTGCACCCGCGTAGGAGACGAAGCGCTGCACCGTTCCCTCCCTATTCAGAGCAAGATGCGCCGCTGCCTTGTAGCGGACGACGGCCACGTCGTAACCTACCTGGGCGCAGGCGACAGCACCAAGACCGACACCGGCGCGACCGCAGACCTCACCGGCGCAAGCGGCCAGTACATGGTCGAGATCCCGAAGCATTACGTTAAATTCGAGGTAAACGACTCCGTATTAACGGCGCTTTTCAGCGAATACGCCCTGCCGGGATTTATTGAAATTCCGAAGCATTACACCAGCGCCGTGGAAGCGACCGTCCAGCGCAGCACCAACAAGCTCTCCGCCGTTTGCAACACGGCGACCGACTACCGGGGCGGCGGCAACCACGCCGCGAAGGACGGAACCGACGCGACGGAATGCGGCTTCCCCGCCACTTCCATCAGCCTCACGAATTTCCGCAATTACGCCCACAACAGGGGCGAAGGCTGGAACTGCTATACTTACGGAGCGCACAAAGCCATCTTCTGGCTCTACGTTTGCGAATACGCGAACTTTAACTGCCAGCTTGCATTTAACGCGAGCCTTGACGCTAACGGCTTCCACCAGGGCGGCCTGGGTAACGGCGTAACCACCGTCGCCAGCGGAGACTGGAACACCTTTAACGGCTACAACCCCATCGTCCCCTGCGGCGTAACCAACAGCCTGGGCAACGCTACCGGCGTAGTAAATTACGCCCTTCCGGCCAGCTTTGGCAACGGCTCGGTCACCGTTTCCGTCCCGAGTTACAGGGGCATTGAAAACCCCTTCGGGCATATTTGGAAGTGGACAGACGGGCTGCTGGCCAGTATTCAGAGCGAAGCGGCAGGAGGAAAGTCGCTGTTCTATACCGCCCCGGAATTCACGCCTTCCGCCTTTGCTTCCAGCATTACGGACAATTACACGCTGCGCGGCGAGCTTCCGAGAACTTCCAATTACGTAAAGACCCTCCTGCTGGGCGAATACGGCGAGATGCTACCTGCTACCGTCGGCGGCGCTTCCAGCACCTACGTCGGGGACTACTTCTATACAAGTATTCCAGACAGCGGAGCAGCAACCCGCGGGGTCCTTTTTGGCGGTGGCGCGAATCTCGGCACGGATGCCGGTCTTGCGGACGCGCTTACGGGCTACGCGCCCACGAATACGAATGCGAACTTCGGCTCCCGGCTTTGCTTTATACCCGTCACGGCATAACGAAGCGCGGAAGCACGGAAAACACGCTTAACACGGCCGCCGGGGCCGCGCCACGAAAATCGGCCCGGCGGCTTTTTGAAAACGAAACTTTTTACTTCAAAGCGATATGTACGAAAACCAGCAGGATGACGGAAGCCTGGCTTTCTTGAAGATAGCACCGGATCCGAATAATAAGCACTTCAACTGCGACGAAACCACGCAGCAGAAGCTCGTAAATACCAGCTTCTGGGTCTTTGACTTTATGGAAGTAAGCACGAAATTCGGGGAAGGCCGCTATCTTGTAAAGATAAAGCCTGAGCGGGACGCACCCGAGAACCAGGCGCAAAAGTTCTTTACCAATTCCAGGGAGATAAAGTGGGTCCTGGACCGGATCCGGGAACGCAACGCTTTCCCCCGGAAGGTAACGCTCAGAGCGACCGGAACGCGCTATTACTTTGAATAGAATTTTTGGCTGTTTGTCCTTGCGGGGTCCTTTTTGGCGGTAACGCGAATAACGGCACGAATGCCGGTCTTGCGAACGCGAATACGAACAACGCGCCCACGAATACGAATGCGAACATCGGCTCCCGGAATTGCAACACATTAAAATAAACTATTTGGCGGGAGGGCGAGAGAGAGACGGAGGGGAAGCCCGAACGCCGGGGACAAAGGCCATGCCACTGGGCAAAAAACAACTAAAACACAAACCGGGGTGCTGGTAGGAGGATAACACCACCGAACGCTCCCCAAAGTGAAGCAAAGCTTACAAGTGAAACGCTATAACAACCTTTTCGAACAGGTCTGCGACCTTGACAACCTACGCCGCGCCGCCAAAAACGCCCGGCGCGGGAAGGCGAACCATCCAGGCGTTAAATCCTTTGACAAAGACCCGGAAGGGAACCTGCAGCGGATCCGCGAAGCCTTGCTTAACGGGACCTACAAAACGAGTCCCTATCAAATTTTTAAGATACGGGAGCCAAAGGAACGTATTATTTCCAAGCTTCCGTATTACCCGGACCACATCGTCCACCACGCCATCATCCAGGTATTAGGCCCCATTTGGGAAAAGACATTTACGGCGGACACCTACTGCTGCATCAAGGGGCGCGGAATACACGCCTGCGCGAAGAAATTGCAGAAGGTTCTGAAGGAGGGCCCGGAGGGAACCCGCCACTGCCTGAAGCTTGATATCCGGCACTTTTACCCAGAGATGGCCCACGCCGTTCTGAAGCAGGAAATACGGCGGAAGATAAAGGACCGCCGCCTGCTTGCGTTGCTTGACGGGATAATCGAATCCACGGACGCAGCGCCCCAGATAATAACGAACAAAAACGGAAAGCCAGACTGGGAACCGACACCGGGGCGGGGCGTACCTATTGGAAACTATCCGTCCCCCTACTTCGCTAATTTGTACCTTTCAGGCTTTGACCATTGGATCAAGGAAAAGAAGGGCGTAAAATATTATTTCCGTTACGCCGACGACATAGTCATCCTCGCCGAAAGCAAGGAATTCTTACACGCGCTCCTGCGGGATATTCAGGAATACATGGCCGGGCTGCAGCTTGAAGTAAAGCACAACTGGCAGGTGTTCCCCGTTTCCGCCCGGGGCATTGACTTTTTAGGCTACGTCTTTTTTCACGGTTACACGCTTATGCGCAAGAGCATAAAAAAGAACCTTTGCAGGAAGGTGGCGAAGCTTTCACGCCGCGCCGACCTTTCGGAAGCAGACTTCAAGCGCGCAACCAGCTCATGGTGGGGATGGGCGAAATATTGCGATAGCCGCAACTTAATAAAAACCATTAACAAAAAAGCACGTTATGAAATCCAATTCCAACGCGCGGCCGCCTAAAATTCTGAACCTCGGAAACGGCCGCTACCATTACAATTTCAATATCACCGAGGGAACCAGGACAGAGGAAGGCCCCGACGGCCAGACGGAGACCCGCCCAAGCTTTGACTACGACACCGTGGAGATCGCGGGCGTCCCCGATTATAAGAAGGCCGTAGAAGCCCGCATCCGGGACAAGTACAGCGAGTCGGAGGAATTCGACCTTATTAACAGCTACAACGCCGCCGCCCTGGGCGTGGACCAGGACACCGAAGGCGAAGCCGTAGCGAAATATACCGCTTATTTGCGCGACCTGCAGGACATAAAGGCGGAGGTCGCGCAGGACTTCGACAAATAGGAGGGCCGCCGCTATGCTTGTAGAGATATTCCCCACCTTCATACTGCAGCTGGTGGTCCTACTTGTTATTTATTTGCTTGTAGCCGTTTCCATTTTCCTGGACCTTTGGGCCGGGATCCGGAAGGCGAAACAGCGCGGCGAATTCCGCAGCTCGGCGGGCTTCCGCAAGACCGTGGACAAATTCTGCCGCTACTATAACATGCTTCTGGCCGTTACGGTTATAGACGTACTGGCCATGCTTGTATGCGGGCTGTTAAACCACCTTTACGGCTACCACATCCCCGTCCTGCCCTACGTTACCGCGCTGGGGGCCGTTTTTATTTGTTTCATTGAGGTAAAGTCCATCTTTGAAAAGAACGACCAGAAGGAGCAGGCGAAGATCCAGGCGGCAGCCGCAGACCTCAAACGCTTGATGCAGGAGGACGGAGCCAGGGACATCCTGGCCGCCGCGCTTGCGATTATTCAGCAGAACAGGCCGAACGGATCCGCGGACACTACATCGGAACCTGCCCCTGCAGAGGGGGCGCAAATACCCTAATTCGACATGGCAGACGTAAACAAAATTATTCCGTTCATACTTCGCTGGGAAGCCGGTCTTTCCAGCAAGTATGCCGGGCTGCCCGTAAAGGAGCAGTTCGAGAAGGCGAAGCTCAAGGGCTACGCCAACGACCCGGACGACCTGGGCGGCCACACGCAATGCGGCGTCACGCTTGCGACTTTTACGAGCTACCGGCGGAAAAAGGGCCTTCCGGCCCCGACCGTCCGCGAGCTTGTAAATATTTCCTTTGAAGAATGGCGCGACATCCTTAAAAGCCTATTCTGGGATCGTTGGAAGGCGGACCAGATACAAAACCAGTCCCTGGCCCTTTTGCTTGTGGACTGGGTGTGGGGTTCAGGGCTTTACGGGGTTACGAAGGCGCAGGCCGTTCTGGGCGTCAAGGTTGATGGGATTGTGGGGCCAAAGACCCTGGCAGCCGTAAACGGCGGAGACCCGCGCGCCACCTTCCAGACGATCCACCAGGCGCGAAAAGCCTACTTTGAGAGCATCTGCAGGAGCCGCCCGGCAAACCGCAAATTCTTGAAAGGCTGGCTTAACCGCCTGAACGCGATCACCTTCTCGGAGGAATAGCGATGAGCCGCGCCGCACGTTACGCCCTTTTGCTTTGCGCCCTTTCGATGGCCGCCGCTTGCGGGACCCTCCGCAAGATTGAGACCAAAGAAAGGACGCAGGCAGAGTGGGACCGCCGGATCCAGGAGACCGTGGAGCAGCAGATCCGGGTCCAGCTTGACAGCTTCCGGCACGACCTTACGGAGATAACCTGGACGCGCCGGGAATACTACGAGCCGCAGCCGGACACGACCGGCACGGCGGCCAAAGAACCCGGCGCACCCGGGGCGCTCAAGAGCGAGGAAACCATGAGCGTCCGGAAGGAGAGCGAGAGCCGCACGGCGACCGCAAAAGAGACGCAGCTGGACAGCACCCGGACGGAGACGGACTCCGGGACGCTTGACGTGAAAACCGAAACCAAAGAGGAACCCGCGAAGGACCCCCGGCGCTTCCGTTACATATTCTACATCATAGTGGCGGTGGCCGTTATCGGGCTGGCCCTTTTCCTATACTTCAAACTGAAGGGCGCGGGCATCTTCAAGAAAATAACATCCTTTTTCCGAAGGTTGTAA